TGCTGAGTACGCCACGTCAACGACACTGGTAGCATAGGTGTAAGCACCACCCCCACCCCCACCACCCCCAATTACAACTGCGGATGCACTGGTGATTCCAGTTGGAACGGTCCAGAATTTTTGACCGCCATTATAGAATTCTACTTGCCCTGGCGCGTATGAAACTGATGTAGTATAAGTTGCAGTACGGCTCGTGCCTAAACTATCTTGTATTGTAACTGACCAAGTAGCTACACTATACGCGCCAAAAGAATATGCGCTTTCTGTGGTGGCCGTACCGGTTAAACTAACTGATGTGCTGTATGGGTTCCCGTCAGTAGCTGATACTGCCACACCAGCTGGGCTGGTGTAGGTCGTGATCGTGAACGGTGCTACCCCACCTGTCCAACTTAATGCCACAGCTCCTGAAGGTATAGCTACAGATTTTGCTATTTTTATAGTGGTGGTATTGTTTGGCATAGTAATTGCTGGCGCCGCCGAAGTCGTTATACTGTTACTTGCCGCACTTGATGGACCACTACCCATGGCATTGGTGGCATAGACCTTAAATGTGTACGCGGTACCGGGTGACAATCCACTAACTGTAATAGTCCCACTTGATGCAGAGCCTGAAAAACTGCCAGGAGTTGATACAGCAGTATACGAGGTAATAGTTTCTCCGTTACTGGCAGGAGCGGTGTACGCGACAGTTGCTGATGAATAACCTGTTGCAGTTGCAGTTCCTATCGTAGGAGCGCCTGGCACTTGAGCATATGTTACACTGTTACTTGCAGCACTTGTGGGACTATTGCCGTATATATTAGTTGCATACACTGTAAAAGTATATGATGTGCCCAAGGTTAATCCAGTCGCTGTGATAGGAGAACTGGCTCCGGTAAATGTAACATTACCAGGAAATGAGGTTGCCGTATAACTGGTCACTGCAGCTCCAGAAATAGCGGCACCGGGGGTGAAAGGAATACTGATAGATCCGCTTGTTCTGGTTACTGTTCCTATGGTGGGCGTGTTGGGCACTCTGCCTCCCTTCCCCACAGTGAAGCCAAATGATTTAAGAGATGCGCCTCCTAGTGATCCTATAACTGGCATAATTTATCCTTAAGCAAATTTAGTGGTTGACGCTAGCACTGTGTAGGTTGGTGTTGCCGCAGTTTTAATAATGGTCAGAGTGTACACATCAATTGCGCCTGATCCTGAACCTGCAGTTGGTGCAGTGCCTCCTTGCCATTTAGGAGTTATAGTTGCTCCGTCAATCTGCACTGCGCTCATATAATGTGTGGTTGCGCTACAATTAACCAGCAAGCCAATTGATACGGACTGACTTGTGCTTAACATAGTGTTAAGAGACACTGAGCTACTCCCCCTAACATTAAGAGTAAATGCAGTGGTGGTAGCGGAAGTATAATACCGAACACCCTGCGTCAGTACATCAAACGCTGTGGTGGTTGTGGGCGCCGTCGCCGTAATCGTAGCCGCCTCCAGTAAAGATTTAACTGAAGTATATCCGCCACTGAAAATAGCATTACCAGTAACAGTTAATCCAGTGAGTGAACCAACGCTAGTAATAGCAGGCTGCGCTGCTGTGGTTACTGTTCCTGCCTTATCTACTTCCAAGTTGGCTACTGGTGTAGTACTTGTTACTATAAACGGAGCTGTACCAGTGGCCACTGTACTGATTAATCTACTTACTGATGCGGTGCCAGTACTAGTCAGAGAAATTAATGTACCAACACTTGTAATATTGGGTTGTGCTGCGGCAGTTACTGTGCCTGCATTGGTCGCACTACCTGCTGTATCTGCTTCCAAGTTGGCAACTCGTGTAGTACTTGTTACTATAAACGGGGCAGTGCCATCAGCCACTGTACTGATTAATCTACTTACGGATGCGGTGCCAGTACTAGTCAGAGAAATTAATGTACCAACACTTGTAATATTGGGTTGTGCTGCAGTCGTTACAGTACCTGCATTGGTCGCACTGCCTGCAGTAGCTGCTGCCAAGTTAGCTACTTGAGTAGTACTTGCCACGGTAAACGGGGCAGTGCCAGTAGCTACTGTACTGACTAATCTACTTGCAGTTACTGCGCCAGTGACACCTAATGCAGTTAGTGTACCAACACTGGTAATATTTGTTTGAGCTGCAGTGGTTACCGTGCCGGCAGTAGTTGCACTAGTAGCTGCCCCACTTAGAGCACCAACGAATGTGGTGGCAATTATGGCTCCATTAGCCAAGTTAGCCGAGAACCCGGCGTTGGATAGATGCGCATAGTTGCCAGTTGCCGTAGCACTTATAAATGGCAGGTAAGCAATGCCAGTTGAGGTCAATGTAGTCAATAAAGCTGCTGCATTGGTCGCACTTGTTGCGCTTGTTGCACTGGCTACAGCACCAGTTACGTTGCCTCCGGCTATGTAAGTTATTCCTATACCATTGCCCACTAACTGTGTTGCATTTACGGTTCCTGAAACATTAACACTGGTACTGGCTACTACTAATACATTGGCAGTGCCTGCAGCAGATATGTTGACATTTCCACTAACTGGAATACTTACATTACCGGTTCCATTGGCTATGGCGGCTGATGTCAAGTTGGCAACTGGTGTTGTACTTGTCACAGTAAATGGAGCTGTTCCTTGTGCTACTGTACTCACCAATGTAGTTGCAGTTAATGCACCGGTCGCTGCATTGAATGATAAGTTCGTGTTACTGGTGTGCGCATAATTTGCTGTAGTGCTGCCACTTGCCAATATTGGATAGAAAGTGCCTGTTGCTGCTGAAGGAACCACGTTCGCAAGTTCAGCTACATTAGCACGTGCAACATACAAATTTCCAACTTGACTGGTACTTGTCACAGTAAATGGAGCTGTACCAATAGCCACTGTACTGACTAATCTACTTGCAGTTACTGCGCCAGTGGTGCCCAAGTTACCCACATTGGCAGTGCCTGTGATATTGGCAGTGCCTGTGATGTTGGCACCAGTTCCAGTTACCACTAGAACATTGGGGTTTTCGCCTGCGCTAATATTAACGTTACCATTGAGCGTAGTTATCACGTTACTGCCAGTACTTGATATTTGCGGTACATTTATCAACTGACTACCATCACCTATAAAATAATTGGCTCTGATGTTACCAAATTGATTAAAGGTTACTATTTCTCCAGTGACACTGACATTGCTGCCAAATGCAAATTCTGCATTGCTGTTATCCCAACCCATGAATGCATCTTTTGCTGCACTGACTGCCGGCAGCACTGGATTGCTATCGTAGTAGTGTAATATTGTTCCTCTGTCTTTGAGGTCGTTCGTAGTCAATACCCCACCAACAGCAAGATTGCCACCCTGCTCAATAATTGGATCTTTAATTACAATAGTTGTAACATTGGCAGTGATTGTAGTGCCACTTACCGTCAAGTTACCAGTAATAGTGGCATTGCCGGTCACGCCCACATCGCCACTAACTGCTAATCCAGTTAATGTACCAACACTTGTAATAGCAGGCTGCGCTGCTGTGTATACTGTGCCAGATACCAGTGCATTGGGCACTTGTCCGGTAACATTAGCACCAGTGACGTTGCCCAGCATGTATCCGTCAGCTTCAATGGTTGCTGCAGCCACTGCATAGCTAACACTGATGTTGTTTGCAGTTAAATCGTTCTGCACATCCAAGCTGGTAAGCAAGCCCACACTGGTTATGTTGGGTTGCGCTGGAGTAACAACTGTGCCTGCAGTAGTGGCATTTCCGTACAAGTTGGCAGTGATGGTGTTTGCACTGAAATTGTTAAATTGATCTCTTAGTGCAATTGTGTTGGGCAGGTTGGCTGTGTTAGGCTTGTATCCCTGTAAGAACTCTACGTTCAAGTTAGCAACCATTGCACTGCTATATACTACGAAAGGTGCCACCCCCGCAGCAGTGGTGGTAGAAGTCAACTGTGCCCCAGAGATAACAGCAGGCGCAGTACTAGCACTTCCATCAGGGGCTATAGTTGTTATATTAGTGGTAAGTCCAGTAGTAGATGATGTTAGTGATACAATACCCAGCTTGATGGTGCTGCCGGACAGATACAAATCACGCCATCTGTGTTGTTCTGACCCCAAGTCATATGTTGGAGTATTGGCTTCTAGCACAGTGGTGCCATCGATATCGTATGTAATTGTTGTAACTGGCACTAAGTTACCTGTGATGAATGTATTGTCATCTACTGTAATGCTACTATTACGTATTGTAATATCGCCATCTACTGTCAACCCAGTTAATGTACCTGTGCTGGTAATATTTGGCTGCCCGGGAGTAGTCAGTACACCAGCAACATAATTGGCAATTGCCAGATTGCCCAAATTGGCATTGCCTGATTCAATATTTCCAATAACAGCCAGTAGTGGGGTTAATAGTGTATCATTGAAGCTTAGATTGCTTGATGCATTGACTATGCCTTCTTTGTTAAACAATAGCTCATTGGTACTGCCCGCTGCAACAAGTTTTCCACTGACTGTGGTAGCAGTGATTTCCCCGACTACAGTTAGTCCAGTCAATTGACCAACACTGGTAATATTGGGCTGCGCACTTGATGTGGCAGTGAGTACACCCTGCAGGAAGTTGGATTTTGTTAAGTTGCCACCGTCGATATTGCCTGCAGCGATATTGCCTGTAGCAGTCAACATGCTGCCGTCATATGTTAAACTGGCACTGCCCACTAATCTACCACTGGTGTTTTTATATATCACTGCATTGGCTGCAGTGGTGGCTGGCGCATTTAATGTGGTATAGGTCACATCCACGCCGGTTATACTACCAGTAGTGTCGATGTTTCCTGGTGTGATATTACCAATGACAGTTAAACTTGTCAATGAACCCACACTGGTAATGTTGGGCTGAGCACTGGCAACGCTGGTCAACACGCCTGTGAAGAAATTGGATTTAGTTAAATTGCCCAGATTGGCATTGCCTGACGAGATGTTACCTGTGACTGCAAGACTGGTTAATGTACCAACACTGGTTATGTTGGGTTGTTCTGCTGCCGCGGCTGTCAACACGCCTGTGAAGAAATTGGATTTAGTTAAATTGCCCAAATTGGCATTGCCTGATGACAGGTTGCCAGTAACTGCGAGTACACCGTTAACAAAGGTAAGAGCACTGCTGGATGATATGGTTCCCTGATCATTATAGGTTATCTGCCCGTCATTGGGAGCACCACCTGGCGCCTCCAAACTGCCCTTGATGGTTCCACCTACTACATTGCCTAAAAATTTAGGAGCGGTTATATCACCAGTTGCAGTTAGTCCAGTGAGTGTGCCCACCTGTGTTATATTGGTTTGAAGGGCGGTGGCAAGAGTGCCTCCCAGCGTAGTGGCAGTTACTTTGGTCGCCCCTATGTTACCGGTTACATTCAACAGGGTACCGTCGAATGTCAAGTTGGTGCTGGCGCCCACGTTGCCCTGGTTATTAAATAGCACTTGTGTGTTCGCACCAGGAGCAGACAATATACCAGTTACGTTACCCACAAAGTTAGTGGCAATCACATTGCCCGCATTGATATCACCGCTGACTGCCAAGCTGGTGAGTGCACCAACACTGGTAATATTTGTTTGAGCTGCGGTTGTTAAGTTACCGGCGATGTTGATGGTAGTCAATGTACCAGTAATGGGATCAAATGTTAATTTTTCGCTGCCGTCAAATACGCCACTGTTAAATTGTACTTCATTGACGTTGCCAGCAGGAGTAACAGTAAGTTGCGGCTCCCAAGTTAAATTGCCTGTACCGTCGGTGGTCATCACGTATCCACTGGTGCCGCCTGCTATAGTTATGTCAGTTACACTGCCCAAATCAGCAGATCGGGTGACCGTAAGGTCTTTGGCTTGTATAACATCTGACACTACCGATTCAGTAACGGGGTTTACACCAAATCCTCCCAGTCTATCCCAGGTATTATTGCTGGTGTTGAATGCGTATATAAATCCATTGATCTGTACTTGCTGTCCGTTTGTGGGGTTTTGTGGCCAACTCATGTGTATTTCCTTATCATCAAGTATTTATTCTAATAGAATTATATCTTGTTTTGGTCGCTCTCAGGGAAAAGGCACACAAATGTTGCTGTTTTTACAACAATTTAGCCCCAATTTTTGTTGTTTTTTAGCAACACAGTACAGTTGACACTAAATCAGTTTGGGTCTATAATAGTCACATACACTGATGAAAAGGGGATACAAATGGAACTGAAAGTGGGCAATAAAATCACTTGGAATTCAGCAGCTGGCGATCTCGCTGGGATCATCTATAATATATCACTTGGCGACAATGCTAAAAATGAAACAACTGCGTGGATTGATGTGTCATTGGGTACGCACAGTATACGTCTTTGTGGCAATCATAGTAATCTGACAATGCTGCAAGTAGCCAAGATTTGACAGTAAATCCACATAGTGCTATAATAGCTGTATAGTCAATAACAAGGAGCCGAAATGTCTAGTTTAACCGCTTACGTAGATCGCAAAAATGCTTTTTCTAGCCTGTTTGGTAGTCGCCAGCTGAGCCTGCAAAATGCTAAGGACCGGCAGTCTATTGCTGACAGCATTGACAGTGAACTGAGCCCTGAGAACTTGACTTGCGATGGCGAACTGAGCCGCGCAGAGGTTCAACGCCGCTACAAAGAACTTACTAAGGTTGCACGAGAATTGCAAAAGTTGGATCCCGCCGTTAAGTTTTACGAATACAACTAAGGAGACAAACATGTTTATAGTCTTTCACCGTGCAAGTACGCAAATGATTAAATCTTTTACTTCGGCATCAAGTGCCAAACGCAGCATGACTTGCATGAATCGCAACGCCGGCTCATACGAATATGAATTCACAAATGACCAAGATTACCACGAACGTGTGGTCACCAAAAAAACTGTTAAGAATTTGATGACAGGTAAAGAAATGACTATTGATAGCAACACTCCCAGATGTTGCGACCCCAGTTCGGAAGCCTACTGGTCAATGTAATTGGGCAAGTCAGTCAACAATCAGTTGACAGTAAATCCAAGTTGTATTATACTAGCAGTTCACTAATTAAATCAGGAGCTAAAATGGCATCACAAGTATCAGACAATCACACTATCACCAGTGTTCAAACTCGCAAAGCAGTTCTCAAAGCATTCAAAACTAAACGCCCAGTATTTCTGTGGGGGCCTCCAGGTATCGGCAAGAGCGAAGTTGTAGAAGAAATTACACAAGAACTTGGTGGCTACATGGTTGACTTGCGTATGGCTCAAATGGAACCCACTGATATTCGCGGCATTCCCTACTTCAACAAAGACAATGGCAAGATGGACTGGGCTCCGCCAATTGACTTGCCTGATGAAGAACTTGCAAGCAAGTACCCACTCGTTGTTTTGTTTTTGGACGAGATGAACAGCGCAAGCCCTGCAGTTCAGGCAGCAGGCTATCAGTTGATCTTGAATCGTCGTGTGGGCAAATATGTGTTGCCAGACAATGTTGTTATCGTTGCCGCAGGCAATCGTGACAGTGACAAAGGTGTTACGTATCGTATGCCCATGCCGCTGGCCAATCGTTTCATTCACTTAGAAATGAAAGCCGACTTTGCTTCATGGCAGAATTGGGCCGTTGACAAGAAAATTCACAAAGATGTTGTGGGTTACTTGAGTTTTGCAAAACAAGACCTGTATGATTTTGATAGTAAATCATCAAGTCGTGCATTCGCTACTCCACGTACTTGGTGCTTTGTCAGTGACTTACTGGACGACGATGACACCGATGCCGATACAATGTTCAATTTGATCGCAGGCACAATCGGTGAGGGACTGGCTGTAAAGTTCTCAGCACACCGTAAACTTGCAGGACGTATGCCACAGCCCAGTGATATCTTGTCTGGCAAAGTAAAAGACCTGCAGGTCAAGGAAGTGTCGGCCATGTACTCGCTTGCAATTTCAATGTGCTATGAGTTGAAAGAAGCAATTGACAACAAAACAGTGGATATGAAAAAGTTCCATGAGATGGCTGACAACTTCTTTGCGTATGCAATGGCCAACTTTGAAACTGAATTGGTTGTGGTCAGTGCAAAGATTGCATTGAAAACTTACAAGCTGCCAATTGAGCCAAGTCAACTGAAAAACTTTGACGAGTTTCACAAGAAATTTGGCAAGTACATTGTAGACGCAGGATCTTAAATATAATTTGGGTGTGTGGGTAAAACTACACACCTTTTTTATTTGACAGTAAATGCAAGTTTTGCTATAATATGTACATATACACTGACTGGAGAACACAATGAGCGCAGTAATCGCACCCGCTAAGAAGAAAAAACGCAGCAAGAAATATGAAAATCTAATTGGACCAACTGACGCCAAAGTTGACCATTTGGCCAGAGAACGGTTAGTAACTGCACGTATTGGCTTGCTGCTACGTCACAGTTTTTTTGGAAATCTTGCTACACGTTTGCAATTGATCAATGCTGATGAATGGTGCGGCACTGCTGCCACAGATGGCAAGCGTTTCTATTATAACTCGCGTTTCATCATGATGCTCAAGCCCAAAGAAGTAGAGTTTTTGGTTGGGCACGAAGTGTTGCATGTAGTGTACGATCACATGGGCAGACGCGGTACACGTGATCCACAATTGTGGAATGTGGCAGATGACTATGCAGTTAATGCTGATTTGAAACGTCACAAAGTTGGTGAGTTTATTACCACAGTGCCCTGTTTGTATGAAACAAAATACGATGGCATGAGTGCTGAGGCCATCTATGATGATCTGTACGACAAGGCTGACAAGATCAGTTTGGATGATTTGGTTGACAAAATGCTGGATGATCACATTGATGGTGATGACGGTGATGGAGATGGCGAAGGTGAAGAAGGTGAGGGCAGAGGCAAGCGTCCTAAAATGTCAAAAGAGGAACGTGAGCAAGTTCGTCAAGAAATGAAACAGGCTATCTTGGCTGCTGCACAGAGTGCTGAAGGTGGCACTATTCCCAAAGGTGTGGAGCGTCTGATCAAGCATGCTACTAATCCAGTCATGCCCTGGCGTGAACTGATTCAATCTAACTTGACCAGTGCAATTCGCAATGACTACAGTTGGACTCGTCCCAATCGTAAGGGTTGGCACATGGATGCAGTCATGCCAGGCATGACACCGGGTGAAGAAATTGATGTAACCATTGCCATTGATATGTCAGGCAGTATCAGTACTAAACAGGGTCAGGCATTCTTGGCTGAAGTTGCAGGCATGATGGATGCGTTTGATGGATATAAATTACACGTGTTTTGTTTTGACACTGAAGTGTACAATCCACAAGACTTCACCAGCGAGAACATGGACACTGTTGATGAATATGAATTACAAGGCGGTGGCGGCACTGACTTTGACAGTATCTTTGAGTACTTGAAAAGTGAAGCAATTGAACCCAAACGACTGATTGTGTTCACTGATGGTTACCCCTGTGGTAGTTGGGGAGACAGTAACTACTGCGACACCACATGGGTGATTCATGGCGATCCAGATCCAAATCCCCCATTTGGTACTTTTGCAATTTATAACGATCATAAATCACGGAGTTAATTATGGAAGCTTTATATATTATTATTATTCTTGCTGTTACTGTTACTGCATGTTACGTGGTGTCCAAAGCCATCTTGAAATTGGTGGGCAATGATGACGAACAAGACTAACGCCCATGACAGTTGACCCAATCATTTGGTACGCCAATCGTGAATTGGAATTTATACCAAACCATTTTATCAAGTGCCCTACGCCAGTGACCACTGCCAATATGCAGTGGACACGCAATAAGACCACTGGTAGATATGCATTTTGTAACGAGACCACTTCACGCACCAACTTGCTGTTTGATGGTCGTAGGGTATACTTTGAGAACGAACGGGATGCCATGTTATACGAATTGCTCTGGGCAGGATCATCAGAATAAATATTTGGTGAACAAAAACTCATATTAAATATCTATAGCTTAACAGCATAAGGAGATTAATATGAGTTTTTTACGACATGTGGGAAAAATCGGTGACAGAAAAGTAGCTGTCATCTTCAGAGAAATACCCAATGAATCACATATGTGTTTGGTAGTTTATACCGAAATACTAAACGCACAAATTCACGATGCAATGATGCGCTGCATTGAAAGTGATATTGGACAGCACAGCGAGAATTTGGCTGATGCACTAAACAGAAGCTATACCCAAGATGGCAAGATTATCTTACACTTGCTGCACGTTGAAGGTTTGCTAAAAAAGGTACAAACTTCTCAAGTGGTGGTTACTCCCAACCCCACTACATCAATCAAACTTGATGAGTTGAACAAGATGTTGGATGAGATGCAACAGGGTGAAGCAGCAGTCAAACGCATGGCTGAGTTAGATACCAGCAGTGGTCTACAGTTGCCTGCAGATGTGGCTCGCAGAATGCGTGGCAAGACAGCAGATGCAGTAGCTGGCGTATTGGGTGACAATGAGTTGGCCAAGCAGAGATTAGAACAGGCTGACAAAATGGAGCGCGAAGCCACTGGTCTTATCAATGAAGCCAAACGTTTGCGCGATGAGGCTGTAAGCATGGATCCTGCACTAAAACCCAAATCCAATCGTGGTCGTCCGAAAAAAGAAGCGGCAGTGGTCTAAGTGCGCACAATGATACCTGACCTTTTTAGCAAATGGGAACACATACTTGAGGATGTAGAAAAGAGTAAAATCCCAATACAGTTTCTTAAAAAACTGGTGGTAAAGTTGCAGGGCAAAAAGCAGTACACTATAAACATTCAGCACTTGATCAAGCAGGGATTGGATCCCGATCAATTGGAAGATTTGGTTAACAGAAAACTTCATGAACTTGATGACAGTATCACTGACATAGAATTTATTTTGAACGTTGAAATTATTGCTCACATGGTTCAACCTGAAACTGACCGACTGCTGAACGGACTATGACTGTAACCGGTAGATGAAGGTTATACTTGCATGCGATCCCAATGGTGGGATTGGATACGAAAACAAATTGCCCTGGAGTAACATCGAGGGCGATTTGCCCAGATTCAAGCAGTTGACAGCCGGGCAAGTTATTGTCATGGGTAGAAACACCTGGGACAGTTTACCAAAGAAACCCTTGCCAGGCAGATTGAATCTGGTAGTGTCCTCTAAAACATTTAGTGTACCACCTGGCGCACTGGTGATCAATGACCTTGCACATTTCACACACTTTAAGAACGCATGGCTAATAGGCGGCGCCAAACTGATTACCAACTGCTGGGACATGATTGATGAAGTGCACCTAACCAAAACATTTACCGAATACACTTGTGATTGCTCGGTTGATTTGATATACTTAGAAAAATACTTTAGCTGTGTGAGCAGTGAACAACACACTGACCATGAGTATCAAATTTGGAAAAGAAAATGAAAAATTATTTAAATTTACTGCACGATATTTTAGAAACAGGAGAAGTAAAAAATGACAGAACTGGCACTGGTACTATTAGTGTGTTTGGACGTAATATTCGCTTTGATCTGCGTACTACCTTTCCCGCAGTCACAACAAAAAAATTAGCATGGCGAGCATGTGTGGGCGAGTTACTGTGGTTCATTGAAGGATCCAGTGATGAACGCAGACTGGCAGAAATTACTCATGGTACCCGGGACGGCTCCACTACTATTTGGACTGGCAATGCACTCAGTCCCAAGTGGACACCACATGCCAAGTTCTCTGGTGACTTGGGACCAATCTATGGCGTACAATGGCGCAAGTGGCGCAACACCACTGTAGCCCCCACGGAAACAGTGGTGGATGATTTTGGTTCTGCCTATCGCAACGATGGTGGAGTCATTACCGCCTTTACCGATCAATTGCACAATTTAATTGAGGGTCTTAAGAATGATCCCAACAGTCGCAGACATCTAATGAGTGCATGGAACGTGGGTGAACTGGATCAAATGGCATTGCCACCCTGTCATGTGATGAGTCAGTTTTATGTGAACAAAAATAAAGAATTAAGTTGCCATATGTACCAAAGATCAGTGGATTTATTCTTGGGCTTGCCTTTTAACATTGCCAGCTATGCATTGCTCACTCACATGATTGCGCAAGTATGTGGATTAACAGCAGGTGAATTGATTATCAGCACCGGTGATACACACATCTACACCAATCACGTGGCTCAGGTTAAAGAGCAGTTGTCTCGTGTAACGCATGTAGCCCCCAAATTGTATCTTAATCCTGACATCATGGATATCAACAAGTTTACAATGGATGATATTAAATTGGTTGATTATACCAGCCATGGTCCAATCAAAGCAGATATGGCAGTTTAGTGAACTCAGGCAAATTAGAATTCTGCGTCAAGTGGTCAGCTACAGTATGTGCGCTAATCACAGTTTATCTGACTGGACATGACTTTGTGCCCATTAACAAATACATGGGCGTACTGACTGCTGTGCTGTGGCTATGGTTGGGTATACTCTGGAAGCAGCCCAGCATGTGGATTCTCAACACAATCATGATTGGACTCTATGTGTCTGGTATCTGGTCAGCATAAATATATGCATGTGGATCCTAAACGTACTACCTGACGCAGTATTTCACGCCCTTCTGTTGATTGGCGTAGTGGGCATAATAGCCGGCTTCCTGTTGTCCTTTATCCCCCTAGTCAACCGGTATAAACTGCCCATACAAATCATATCATTGTTGCTGCTGTCGTTTGGCTTGTTCATGGAAGGTGCTATGAGCAACGAACAGGCTTGGCAATTGAAGGTAAAAGAAATGGAAGCCAAAATGGCTCAGGCAGAAGCCAAATCAGCCAAAGAAAACGTCAAGATCGTACAAAAGATAGTCAAGAAAACTGAGTACATAAAAACACGCGGCAGAGACATAGTAAAGTATGTGGACAGAGAAATAGTCAAGTACGATGTTAAATTTGCCCCAGGCGGGGCTTGTGAGATTCCCAAAGAATTCATTAAAGCACACAATGATGCTGCTGAGGAACCCAAATGAAAAAATTAGTTGTGTTGACGGCTGTGCTGCTGACAGGTTGTGCTACCGTGGTTCCAGTTCGTGCCAAGTTCCCTGATGCGCCTGAATTGTTAATGCAGAAATGTCCTGCATTAACCCGGTTGAATGACGATCCCACGTTATCTGATGTTGCCAAAACAGTTGCCAACAACTACACATCCTATCATGAATGTGCAGTGTTGGTCAATGGCTGGCAAGATTGGTATCAAATACAAAAAAATATCTACGAAAACGCTGGCAAGTAATTACTCAACGCTGCCCTTGCACTTGGCACGTTTGGCTTGTGTTAATGCTCCATAGTCCACAGGCCATTCTTTACCAGGTGCTATTTCTTGTGCTTTCGCAGGAAATCCAAACTTAACTCCAGCTAACTGTTGAATCTGTGCAACAGGCATACGAAATTTAGTCAAGTCATTGCCCAAGTTGGGGTATGGTGCAGTGTGCGGAAACATCCATCCTGCTACTTGTCCAGTGGCATTGTTTACCACTATCTTGTAGAATGCATGCGGAACAACTACTCCGCTGCCAATCTTTTTGTCTTGCGCATTGTACACTGCACCAACATACACGGTCAGTGGTTGCTTCAATTGAACAGCCCAACCACGAACACTGGTTTCCAACAGCTTCCAGATACCGCGATTCAATGATCCTGCTTGTGGGAACATGTTGGTCATGAGAAATGACTCATATTCTACCTGTTGATCCCAACTCAAGTCACCGTCCGGTGCTGCATGCCCTTTGTCGTAGCCAGTAGCTGCATAGTCATCTGGGCGCGGCCCATTCACTACGCTTTGATCTGCGGTGAATGCGTTAGTTCGTGGCCAGCAGCCCAATGCGTTGTTTGGCAACAGCTCATATGTTACATATCTGGGCATTTTAACCACAGGATCATAGCCCACCAAGTATGCTTGTCTGCATATGGGAGACACTGGAACCGCACTCTGCGGGAAGCCATATGGGCTATGTACCTGGCAGCTTTGTACAGGTTGGGGTGGACGCTGTGTCCAAGCATGGGCACCTGAACTGACCAGAAGTAAAACTAACAATAACTTACGCATGAAATCTCCTAAATAGTCTACTATTTATCAACTGCAATTTGGAAATCAAACCGATAAATACATTATAACTGGGACAACCATATGGCTTATGAACTAATTAATGTAGGTGAACTACCCAACGACGGAACAGGCGATCCAGTCAGAGTAGCATTTATAAAAATCAACAACAATTTCGTAGACACTGCCAACACTACTAGTGGGCTAAATCCCACTGGACCTGATGGAGCATTGCAATTCAAAACATCTGCCACAGTGGGTAACGTAACTACAAATTCGTTTGTGGGTACTAGTAACCTGGCACTTGATGGTGGCAATAGCAGATTAAATTTGGGAGTTAATCTAATTCCCCTGGTTGCTAACACCATAAGCATAGGCAGCGCCAGCAACACCATTGGCAACTTGTACTTAAGCTCAACTGCATTGCGTATTGGCAACGTACAAGTAACAGAAGTGGGCAACTCAATTAGCTTTAGTGTTGCTGGATCCAATGTTAAGCCTGACCTGAGTTTGGGCAGTTTGTCAGTTCAAAACAGCATCACATACGGTAATTCTGTACTGAATTCGCTGACAGTGACTACTGCAAATAACGCTGCCAATCAAATCGTCTATCAATTACCACTGGCATCATTTAACAATGGCAAGTTTGAAGTAAGCTCACGTGAAACTGGTTCGCAAAACAGTCAATTGGCCACTGTGTCTGTGAGAAAAAATAACAATGGCACTACAGTAGGACATTCAGTATATGGAACTCTGTTTGCTGGAAGCCCAGTAACCACATATGATGCAGTTATTGCAGGTGGCAACATGAGATTGACTGTTAGTCCATTACTAGACACCACAATTGTACATACTATCACTTACCAAATAAACAGCTAAATACTATCATGAGAGCAAAAGAATTCATAGGCGAAGCCAAAAAAGGTAAGATTACCAAACGCCAACAAAAGGCCACAAAAGGTCTTAATTTGTTTCACGATAAGGAACAAGCAAACAGTGATTACACACTTAATCGTGTGATGATGGCAGCGGCTTGTGCAGATGGAACCAATCCTATAGACATCAACTCAACCAGCTGGGTGGGTAAGCAAAGAACGGCTCATCCATACACTGATGTAGAGCAAAAAATGCTCAAGCAGGCTTACAAAGCGGCAGGCGCCGATTACCAAGACCTTAACAAAGGTGATCTAAAGAGTGAGGAATTGGACAGTACCAACAAGTCAAGTCCCATGATGGCCTTTAAGGGATTTGGAAAATAATTCAGTGTGTGATTCCTTGAATAAGTATATTAGTGAAAACGATTGCTTATGTTTACAAATGGACGCACCTCCCAACGCTCAGCTGGTATATTGGCTCACGGTATGCTATTGGTTGCCACCCAAATGATGGCTACTTATGCAGTAGTAAAAAAGTAAAACCTCTTATACTGTCCAATCCCACTGAGTGGTCTCGTCAAATAATTTGTGAGGGTGAATCTAAAGACATCTATCAGTTAGAAACAGAAATTCTACAGCTTCTTGACGCTAAAAATGACCCACGAAGTTTCAACCAACACAACAATGATAATAGACCATGTCGTTTGGGAGAAAAACACACTGAAAAATCATTAGACAAAATGCGAGGGAAAAGACCCCCATATGGTCCACAATCGTCAGAACACAAAAATAAAAGAGCAAACAAAAAACGCGGAATCGCCCGACCTGACCTTTCCGCAAAAAATAAACTTCGCACTGGTGTTAATAATCCCAACTTCGGAAAAGTACAATCAGATGAATGGAAAAGGAAAAATAGCGAAGCAAATGCAGGTAAACCAAAACCCAAAATAGTATGTCCTCATTGTAATACCTTAGGTGGCTCTGGGGTAATGCAACGATGGCATTTTGATAACTGTAAAAAGAGAGAACTATAAATGATTGACATAAACACTGTATTTGATACCGTTAAACTTAAATTCTACTACGAATGGTTGGTAAATTGCCACATTTACGAAGAAGGTGAAAGCGGGTTCCATCAACAACTTACCACCAAAGTAGTAAACGAATATATAGATCCAATTGCATTACCAAAAGATGCAGCTATACTAGATTTAGGTTGCGGTCCTGGATATTTTCTAGACGAAATGAAACAGCGAGGATATACCAACTTGGTGGGAGTCACCCTCAGTCCTGGCGACATTGAAATCTGTAAAAATAAAGGACACACTATCAAGACTTATGACATGAGTTTTCTTCCGCAAAAAGAAGGATACTATGACGAAAGTGTTGACTTTATTTTCCTTCGCCACTCACTGGAACACAGTCCATATCCTATCTTTAGTTTAATGGAATATAACCGTGTGCTAAAACAGGGTAGCAAGATTTATATTGAAGTTCCTGCTCCTGAATGTGACAGACAGCACGAAACTAACTTGAATCACTATAGTATATTGGGTTCTACTCAATTGACGGCACTATTACAACGAACTGGTTTTAATATTGATACGTTCAACACATTAGAATTTGATTTGGCTGTGGGTGAGAATGAAGACGGCTCCAAACAAGAAGTAAGAGAAAAATACTATTGTATCGTAGCTACCAAAGCAAGGCCTCTAGATATCAAGTAATCTGATAAATACTATATGTCATTTGATGTATGGAAACAATCTAGTATAATGAACGGATTTGACAAGCTCAAGTCCGTTCCCTCCATGGAACAAAATACTGATACCACATTAGATGACTTGAAGAAACTCAGTGGTATCACTCCTCAAGTGGTGGGCGGTGAGATCAACATCAGTGTGACTGGCACTGAAAAAGGTAACCTGATGAAGCAGCACAATATACAGCCAGGTACTCCCGAATGGTTCCAACTATGGTTTAGTAGACCATATCTAACCGGCGAAAAGCCATTAGGAAAATAACATGTCCATTAATGGAATTTCAACACTATCTACCAAACAAGCAAAGCAAAATGCTAAGTTAACTGCGGCAATTACTAAACGTGCGACAGATGGTCGCCCTAGTACACTAGACACAACTTTACTACCTTCAGTTTATTCAGATAATGATGTTAGTGTACAATCACATCCTAGTGGATTAGTTTCCGGTCGTCCATGGACATTAGGTCCTCCACCACCAAGTTACAGTGTAGCATCACGTGCTAATTCAGTTGACGAAGGTACTGGGTTAGGAACAGCATTTGATATTACTACCACTAATGTAACAGATGGAACTACTTTATATTATACCGTAACAGGTAGTGTTACTGGCGCAGACTTTGTTAGTGGTAGTTTACCATCGGGTAGTTTTACAATTAATAGCGGATCAGGTACGGTATCATTTGACTTAAAAGCTGATACATTAACCGAAGGATCTGAAAATTATGCGTTACAAATTCGCACAGTATCAATAAGTGGACCTATTGTTGCTACAAGCAGTACTATTACTACCAATGATACTAGTCTTACGCCAACAATGACACCGCAACAATTAATTACTAACTCAGATTTTAGTGGCGGAACTACTGGATGGACTGCTAGTGGCGGCTTCGGAACTTATTCATATACCGCCGGGTCTCAAATTGCATTATATAACGGTGAGCTTTATTTCTCATTTACATCAAGAACATTAAGCCGCAATGTTACAGTGTCAAGCGTGACTGCTGATGCAAGCACATTTACTGCTGTTGTGAATCTAAGACATGATGATAAGGCTGTTGGCGGCTACACTCAAATCGACACTTATAATTTTACAGTGGTTTACAAAAACATTTCAGGTGGCACAGTAATTACAAAAACTACAGGAACTTCAAACGCTCCTCAAAATTTCACTGATATTACATTGACGCTTAATAGAAGTGAAATCCCCGCAACATTCAATACTATTACTTCTGCGGCAATCAGTCTTACTGGTATTGATACCGGCGGTTGGGCAGGAAATCACGGGCCAGTAGTAAAATACATCACACTGACCGCGGCGTAATATTTTATTACCCGATTACACCCGACATCTAAATACTCATTATGAGTACAAATATCACCGCGTTAATAAAAACTCCTTACGAGAAAACCACGTTTGCCAATCAACAGCAACTGGACGATTTCGTAAAATGTAGTGATCCCATCATGGGATATCTCTACTTCATGGACAATTTCTTCTATATACAGCATCCAACTCGCGGCAGTTTGCTCTATCATCCATGGGATTTCCAAAAAGAACTGATACACACTTATCATAATTACCGATTCAGTATCAGCTTGATGGCACGACAAACAGGTAAATCAACCAGTGCCGCAGGTTACCTCTTGTGGTACGCTATGTTTGTACCTGATACTACTATACTGATTGCAGCGCACAAATATGCAGGCGCACAAGAAATCATGTCTCGTGTAAGATATGCATATGAGAATTGTCCTCATCATATTAAAGCAGGGGCGGTCACCTACAACAAGGGTAACATAGACTTTGACAACGGCAGTCGTATCATAAGCGCAACTACAACTGAAAACACAGGTCGTGGTCTATCTATCTCACTACTGTACTTGGACGAGTTTGCATTCGTAAGACCAACCATAGCCAAAGAGTTCTGGACATCCATTACTCCAACACTATCAACTGGTGGTAAAGCAATTATAACCAGCACACCAAACAGTGACGAAGATCAATTTGCACTGATTTGGAAAGGTGCAAACAAATGTGAAGATGAGTATGGCAACGAAACAGAATTGGGCATCAATGGATTCCGTGCGTACAAAGCCACTTGGAGATCACATCCTGAACGTGATGAAGCCTGGGCTACCAGTATGCGAGCACAGTTGGGTGATGACAGATTCCGTCGTGAAATGGAAATTGAATTTATCATTGCAGATGAAACACTGATCAATGCCAATGCACTGTTTGAACTTGAAGGAGTTGAACCCACTACCAGACAGGGACAAATTCGTTGGTACAAGCAACCAACCAAAGGCAACATTTATGTTATTGGACTGGATCCAAGTTTGGGCACTGGTGGCGATCCAGCGGCTATACAAATATTTGAAGCAAACTCCACTACCCAGATTGGTGAATGGAAGCACAACAAAACCGCGATCCCCGAGCAAGTTAAATTGATCACGCAGATTATCAAGTACATAGTTGAATGTACGGGCGAACCAAACAATATCTATTACAGTTTGGAAAACAATAGTATAGGCGAAGCTGCCAATGTGTCGCTGCATGAATATGGTGAGCACAACATACCTGGCACCATGCTAACGGAGTCTGGAGTTAAAAAACGCAAGGGATTTAACACCACCAACAAGAGTAAACTGGCAGCATGCGCCAAGCTAAAGCAGTTGATAGAATCCAAGAAGATGAAGATAAACAGCCGCAGTCTGATAAGTGAACTCAAGACTTTTGTGGCCCATGGTGGCAGTTATGCAGCAAAATCGGGAGAAACTGATGATTTGGTCATGTCTACGCTACTGATAGTCAGAATGATACAAGAATTGGGCAGCTTTCACATGGAATTGGAGACTCAAATCAGAGATTATGACGAATTCCTGCCCCCGCTGCCCTTCTATGCAGTGATGAGTTGATAAATACAATATTACAATAAGACCTATTATGCCAATTAACCAAAACTCAGTAAAAGCCACAGTGTTCAAGTTCTTGAAGACCAACGGATACAAGCCAACCATGCTGGATTCGTCGGGCAAAGAAATGGCTATAACCGATGACGCCGATGTGTTTCAGTTTAACTTTATCAAAGACGGAGAAAACTATGGAACTATCACTATAGGAATCGACGGCACTGGTGAACTTACACTGTACTTTGGGGATGACGTTGCTGGGAGTCCAGCTGGTTCAACTGATGATGGCATGCTCAGTTTCCACGAACTAACTGCCAGATTGCGCAAACTGACATTTGGTAAAGTAAGCAAATTTGAATTAAGTGATATTGACAATTTAAAATACGATATGGCAAAAAGAGAAAACACAAAAAAACTGGATGAGGGTTACTACCCCATGGGCAAGTCAGGCAGCTACAGCGATGCAGTTCCCACAGTAAAGATGGTGATCAAGCACACCCGCAAAATAGAAGAAGGTGAGCAACGCTACAGAAACATTGCTCAAATCTTTATTGAGAACTCATTGGGTGAACGAGTACTGGCACCAACTACCAAACCTGGATTGGCCAGACCTTTCGCCAGACACATAGCTGAAGGTGGATTACCAAACGACGAGCGTTGGAATCATATCCGAGAGATGTGCGAAGACTATACCAAAATGGCAGGCTTTGTCAGAGCCACTAAAAATGGTCAGTTCAATGAAAGCACACAACAATTGGTCACAGAAGGCACTGAACACTATCTGCAGTTGCGTGAGTCATTGCGCAAAATGGCAGGCAAGCGTGGCTACAATGAACATTTTGACAATTGGTCACCCACTCTAATAGAAGACGCAGCTGGTGCGGATCTCAGTGAGATGTTTATGAACGCCACATTGGATCCAAGAATAGAAAGCGCCATGCCCATATTGTCCAAGATCAGCCGAGGTCGCAATTCTATGAATGAAGTGGCTGAAATATCTGAATTGTCAGAGTGGGCCGATCAATTGGTCAGTGAAAGATTAGCACCCAAGAGTATGCCTCAGTTGGATGATTTGGCAGGCATGTTGAGTGATGAGATTGTGGTTGGGCCAAATGCAATGAATGCAAAAGCAATGTTGGCTTCGGTAAACTTGGAAGATGATCAGTTGAACGGCCTACTGGAAGAATTGTCAGAGCAAGATCCTGATGCAGATGCAGTTGAAACCATTATCAATTGGATGGAACAATCGGATGACCATCGCATGCACAGTGTGATAGACAAGATTGAAAGACCCATGACTCCAGAAGTGGCAGAGAGTTTACGTCCAGGTGAACGTCATCACTACGAGGATGATCCTGAAACTGGTGAGCGTGTGTACAAAGGCATTCGCGGTGACCAATACCAATCACCCAAGAAACCCCATCAATTTCCCGATGATAGTCAGGCTCGCGCTCAACGTCAGTACGACAGACAGGAACCCAAAGAAGGTGTGGCGGAGGCTGGTCCATTCAGTTACGGTGCAAAAAAGCCTCGCAAAGGTAGCGTGGCAGACCTGGCTGCAAAAAAGCGCAAGGAACAAGAACAAGGTCAACAGCCAATTGAGCCAAAAGATCAGCAGGTAGGTGTTGCTCGGGTCACAAAAGGTGTAGCGGAAGGCTCATTGAATGAATCTGATAAGTTTACAAGTTGGTATGATTGGAAAGATCAGGCTAAAAGTAGTGGATATACTATTACGAAAAAAGATGATAAAATCGTAGCACTAAACAAACAAGGCCAAGTAGTGGGTCATTGGTCCGATGTTGGGAAGTTTCTGAGTGGTAAAGCACCTCGTCCAAATTTCAAACGACCAGTAGAGCAAGGTGTGGCGGAGGGCTTGGGAAAAGATATCAAGCGTTTGGCTACAGGTCAAGATGTTAAAAGTCGTGCTGGACAAGAAATTGCCAAGTCACAAGATGCCAGTATGAAGGGCGATACCAAAACTTCCAAGAAGCATTTTGACCGCTATGACAAGTTAGACCAGTTAGCAAATAAAGAGCAAGGTGTGTCGGAAGGCTCTGAGTCAAAAGATACTCTGATATCGACCCTAAATTCTTTTGGGTACTACACGGACGACAGTCGTGTTTATGTAAATGACGACGGTGATAAAATTGTTCGTGTTGGTTCTGAATGGAAACATCAAAGTGGTAAACGGGGCCGTGGTGCAGAAGAATTGGGAGATTTTCTTAGTGCCAAACCAGGCGATCTGGTTGGTGTAGACGAGAGTACTGACCAGTTGGCTGCAATGCGCAGACTATCTGGGTTAATAAAGTAGTAAAAACTGCAGTAAAAAAATCTATTTGTCCCATTTGGGATAAATATACTTGACGCAGATGCTATTGTTTGTTATAATAGTGTCTGCGTTAGTTACTTCATAGTGAAGTAGCGACAATAAAAAACAAAGACCATCTTAATATAAAGGAAATATCATGGCTTCATTAGCAGAAATTCGTGCCCGTATCGCGGCACAAGAAAACAAATCATCATCAGCATCCCCTACCCAAAGCGACAACTCAATCTACGCCCATTGGAATATGGAAGAAGGTACCAACGCTACCATTCGTTTCTTACCAGACGGTGACGCAGCTAACACTTTCTTCTGGGTAGAGCGTCAAGTAATCAAGCTGCCATTCAATGGTGTCAAGGGTGATAGCAATAGCAAACAAGTTGTGGTACAAGTTCCATGCGTAGAAATGTATGGCGATAGCTGCCCAATCTTGGCAGAAGTACGTCCCTGGTACAAAGATGAGTCATTGAAAGAAATGGCCAACAAGTACTGGAAGAAACGCAGCTACCTGTTTCAGGGTTTTGTACGTCAGAATCCAATTGGTGATGACAAGGCTCCTGCGAATCCAATTCGTCGTTTCATCATCAGTCCACAAATCTTTACCATTATCAAGTCCAGCTTGATGGATCCTGAAATGGAAAACCTGCCCACTGACTACATGCAGGGTCTTGATTTCCGCGTGACTAAAACATCCAAGGGTGGCTATGCAGACTATAGCACTTCAACTTGGAGTCGTAAAGAAAGTGCATTGACTGAGGCTGAACAAGCTGCAATTGAAGCACATGGTCTTTTCAATCTGTCAGAATTCTTGCCAAAGAAACCTGGTGAAGCAGAACTGCGCATCATGAAAGAAATGTTTGAGGCAAGTGTGGATGGTAAACCCTACGACAACGAACGTTGGGGTGCATACTATCGTCCATATGGTTTGGATGCACCAGCTGGTGCAGTCAAGGCCGCCACTGATACATTTGAAACAGTGGTAACCAGCAAGCCTGCAGCAGCACCTGCTACTGCTCCTTGGACAGGTGACGACCAATTTGAAACTCCACCCGCAGCAGTCGCTGCACAAGCTCCAGCACCGTCAAGCGACAAAGCCCAAGATATTTTGGCAATGATTCGCTCACGCCAGGCTAAGGTATAAAGTATAAGACAGGGGAACTGTGTTCCCCTTCTTTAGGAGAATTACATGACACTTCCAGACCAAAGATACCTCGCCATTAAGCAGGGTAAAAAACTATTAGAAGAACTGTGCGACCCTGGTAAAACACCCAGAGTTCCTGGCATGGTTAGAGATAGGGCAAGAACAGCACTCAGACACTTTCCAAATGATTGGGATATTGATGTTATTGCTGACAAGTGCCCGGAAATTATTGACAAAAAGGTCAATAACGTGTATCGTACTAATAAATGAAATTAGGAGAATAAATTGGCAAAGCCATTTGACGTATCAAAATTTAGACGGGAAATTACTAAGAGCATCGATGGTCTTAGTATAGGTTTTAATGATCCAACCGATTGGATCAGTACAGGAAATTATGCACTCAATTATCTTATCAGTGGTGATTTTAACAAAGGCGTTCCTTTGGGCAAAGTCACTGTATTTGCTGGTGAATCTGGATCAGGGAAAAGCTTTATATGCAGTGGCAACTTGGTTAGACACGCACAAAAGCAAGGTATCTTTGTGGTTCTCATCGATTCGGAAAATGCACTAGATGAAAAGTGGTTGCATGATCTGGGCGTTGACACCGGTGAAGATAAACTATTAAAATTAAACATGGCCATGATTGACGATGTGGCTAAAACAGTAAGCAAGTTTGTAACAGATTACAAGACATTGCCTTTGGAAGATCGTCCAAAAGTATTGTTTGTTATTGACAGTTTGGGCATGTTACTGACTCCAACTGACGTTAATCAGTTTGAAGCAGGTGACATGAAAGGTGACATGGGTCGTAAGCCCAAAGCACTGGCCTCACTTGTACGTAACTCAGTAAATATGTTTGGTAGCTTGAACATTGGTATGGTAGCTACCAATCACACATACGCCAGTCAGGATATGTTTGATCCAGATGATAAAGTAAGTGGTGGTCAGGGCTTCGTATACGCAAGTAGTATTCTGGTTGCAATGAAGAAGCTCAAGCTCAAAGAAGATGAAGATGGTAACAAGGTCTCAGAAGTAAATGGTATTCGTGCCGCATGTAAGATTATGAAAACACGATACGCCAAACCTTTTGAAACTCTGCAGATCAAGATTCCATACAGCACTGGTATGAATCCATATTCGGGCTTGCTTGACTTGTTTGAGAAAAATGGACTGCTCACCAAAGAAGGCAACCGATTGTCTTACACCACTGGCGATGGTGTTGTTATCAAGCAGTTCCGCAAGGGTTGGGAATCAAATGAGAACAACTGCTTGGACACCGTGATGACTGAATTTAGCAATGGTGTGAAAAAATCAACGGCAACGCCAGATGAGGAAGTGGTTGACCAAGTTGAACAAACAGATGACCCAGCAATTGAACAGGAGATGGTCTAATGAATTTAGATATAGTTGCAGAAGTTTGGGAAGTGTTGCGTAATCATATTGATTTCAATGAACGCAAGGATGCAGCAGATTCTATCGTGCATTACATGATAGAAAATAATGCTGATCCCACAGATATCAAGGCAGCATTTGCTTTCCGTGGCGACAAAGACATTGCCACTGCATTAAAAGTTTATGCGGATCAACTGGACGATGATCTGGACGAGTACGACGAAGACGAAGACGAACCTTATTGATAGGAAACAGCAATGGATTGGTATACAACAGTTAACAGAGACCTAGCATCAATACCTGATTTCATTTTACATTATGAAAATGAACTGGGCAACGCCAAACGTGATGTTGGCGTCTTTGGTAACATTGAAAAAAATCTTGCTTCATTGCCTGGCGTCACCGAGCACAGATTCAATCAACTACAAGAGATTGAGGCTGTGCTGAACTTTCTGAACATCCAGCTTAGAAAGATCAGACGCAAACACTTCCAGAAATATTTGGAAGCATACAATCGTGTACTCACCAGCAGAGATGCTGAGAAGTATGTGGACGGCGAAGATGAAGTCATTGACTTTGAAACTATCATCAACGAAGTGGCACTGATTCGCAATCGTTGGCTGGGTGTTATGAAAGGGCTTGAAAGTAAAAACTTCATGCTGGGTCATATCACCAGACTGCGTACAGCGGGTATGGAAGACGCCAGTATTTGATGCTAAATTAGCAATATGTTGCTAAAAAGACACACTTGACAGTAAATGCACAGTCTGCTATAATGTGTACTTAACTAATCAATTGGGAGCAAAAAACATGAGAGATATCACTGACGTTGAAAGCAACACTATTAACAGCGCTACGTACACACATGATTTTGAAGATTCTTATGTAGATAGCAACTCAATCAATGATTTGCAAGACCGGTTTGAGCGTGAATTTACAGATTATGACGCATGTGACGATTTGGGTGGCATCGCAGTGTATTTTAAACAAGATAAGTTAGTAGCATTCTATGACTATGAGCAATTCAAGGGTGCCGTATTTTGAGACAATTTAGTTGACAGTAAATCACATATCACGTATAATACACAGTATTGATAACTACATAAGGAAGCAAACAATGTCAACTATTAATATCATCTCCGGACAGTATCGTAACAGTCGTGTAGTAAATCAAGTGTTCACGTTAGTCAAGGGCTATCAAACTGGCAAGAATGCAAATTATGTAACAGTGCAAAACGATGGGCAATTCGATCATGCTAATGAGATCGTCAGAGTAAAAGTAGATTCAATCAGCGATATTCAATATTTAGACGGGAGTGCAGAAGTGACAACAGACGTTATTGCATTTAAAGCAAAAGAAATTAAATCAGTAGAAACAGATGAACAAGCAATGGATCGCATTGCTACCCGTTTTGCGGTACTTGATGAAATGACGGGCGCATGTATCAACAGTGATATTCGTGCTATGATTGTTTCAGGCCCGCCGGGTGTAGGCAAAAGCTATGGTGTTGAAACTCAGCTAGAAAAAGCTAGCATGTTTGACAAACTTGCTGGCAAGCGTGTTCGTTATGAGATTGTAAAAGGTGCAATGACTGCACTGGGCTTGTACGCACAATTGTACAAATTCAGTGACAAGAAAAACATTCTGGTGTTTGATGACTGTGACAGCGTATTTCAAGATGACTTGTCACTGAACATTCTGAAAGCAGCACTTGATTCAGGCAAGCGCCGTAAAATCTGCTGGAACAGTGACAGCGCATTGCTTCGTCGTGAGGGAATCCCAGATCAATTTGATTTTCACGGCAGTGCAATCTTTATCACTAACTTGAAGTTTGAGAATGTCAAGAGCAAGAAATTGCAAGATCATTTGGAAGCATTGCAAAGTCGTTGTCACTTTTTAGATTTGACGATTGATACTGAGCGTGACAAGATGTTGCGTATCAAGCAAGTGCATCGTGATGCAGATGGCGGGCTGTTTAAAGACTATGCGTTTGAAGCAGCGCAAGCTGATATGATTCTGGACTTTATTGCTGAAAATAAAAATAGAGTGCATGAATTAAGTTTGCGTATGTGTTTGAAAATTGCAGACTTAGTTAAGATCAGTCCAAATAACTGGCGCAATCTTGCAGTTAGTACATGTATGAAACGCTAGTATTTTTGCAAGTGTCCACAGGGAGCGCAAGCTCCCTGTTTCCATTTATGTTGCATTTTTTATGAATACACTGTATAATTGAACACATGAACAGAATACACAATGCGGAAGAAGTGCTAGAGTTATTGCTCACGCACATTAGTCTGGGCTCTTACGACAAGAGATTTTTGCACAGTTTGCAAGTGACTAATATCTTGTCCAGAAAGCCAATCACTACCAATCAAGCTGCACTGTTTAAAAAAGTGCTGCTAAAATATCACAAACAGTTTACCAAATATGAGTATGATGTTGCTGCACTGGCCGCACTGCCCTGGTCAACTAAAATTATTCCCAGTGCCAGTGAATTCACCGTACCAAATATAAAGGTAGATTCTGACACTATCATATTGCGCAGTCCCTACAAAGATTCTTTTGTAAAAGAATTTAGGGCACTTGGTGTAATGCAGTGGCATCAAACTGAAAAGTATTACTACGCTGAGTTTGGATTACGTTCGCTCAAGCTGATTGTTGACATGGTTCGCAAGCACTACACTGAATTCACCTGTTGCGATACGATAACTGGTATACTCAATGAAGTCTCCTTATATGAAAACTGCAAGTATTGGGAACCTACACTGACCAGAATCAATGGCAGGTTGTATATAGTTGCTACATCTGAACAATTGGACACTGCATTGAAACACTTGGAACTGTCAACTGACTGGTCCACTATAGCCAAGCTCGCTGCATGTGGAGTGGCTATTGATCCACAGTTACAACAAGAGATAGCACCTGATGCCAATGACACTGACACTGTGACCAAATTAAGTTTTGCTGTAAACACCAATATACAACATAACATCCATAATATGGATGAACTGGCACTGTTACTTAAAAGTGTAGAGTGTGACTATGTGCTGTATCTTAATCCATATAGTAATTATATCAGCGCCGAACCAGTTGAACACATGTTGGCTGAGTTGGGAATCGCACACAACACCAACACTATACGAACCGTTAAAGAAACTATTTCAAATGAACTGTTGGCCAGAACTCATCAGATGCCCATCCTGATTCAATTGGGCACTGTTGATTTTGAACACGCTGGCGGCAAGTTTGCCGGCAAGATTGTTTCGTTAACTGATAACACGCCAATAGGCTATTAAGGATAACTCACTGTGAGTCAATGTAAAATAATAATACAAGATGAAGTAAACTGCAAGCTGATTGGCCTGGAAGTAGCAGAACGCAGAAAGTTAATGAAGATGTTTGAGTTTGATGTACCTGGCGCCCGATATTTGCCATCAGTGAGACTGGGCAGATGGAATGGCAAGGTCAGTTATTTCAGCTTGGGTGGCTCTACTTATGTAAATCTACTAGAAGAAATCTTGCCAGTGCTTGACAGCGCTGGCTACGATATTGAATTGGAAGATTTGCGAGAGCACACTCATCATTTCAATTTTACACAGATAACAGAAGATACATTCAGCGACAAAACATGGCCAGTGGGTCACCCGCGAGCAGGCGATCCAGTTTTATTTCGTGACTATCAAGTGTCCATTGTTAACGACTTTCTGGCCAACCCACAGAGTATGCAAGAAGTGGCCACTGGTGCAGGCAAAACTCTGATCACCGCTGCATTGAGCAAAAGTGTAGAAGAATATGGTCGTAGCATTGTTATCGTACCCAACAAGAGTTTGGTGGTACAAACTGAAGCAGACTACATCAACTTGGGATTGGATGTGGGTGTTTACTTTGGTGATCGCAAAGACATTGGCAAGACGCATACCATATGCACTTGGCAAAGCCTTAACAACATGATGAAGGCAACTAAATCAGGTGAAGCTGAAATCTCAATCGTAGACTTTATTGAAGATGTGGTATGCATCATGGTTGACGAAGCGCACATGGCGCAGGCCGATGCACTAAAAACAATGTTGACTGGTCCATTTGCTAAAGTACCCATTCGGTGGGGATTGACTGGAACTATTCCAAAAGAGAAATCACAACAGCTATCACTGCTGGTAAGTATTGGTGCAGTTACCAACAAATTATCGGCCAGTGAATTGCAAGACAGAGGCGTACTGGCACAGTGTCATGTAAATATTGTACAACTGCAGGACACTGTGGAGTTCAGTAACTATCAGAGTGAGTTGAAACATTTACTGGAAGACACTGACCGACTGGATACAATGGCTGAGTTGATTCTCAAGGTCAATGCTACCGGAAATACTCTGGTACTGGTAGATCGTGTCAATGCTGGTAAAGAACTAATTAGCAGACTGCCTGATAGTGTGTTTGTAAGTGGCGAAACAAAATTAACTGAAAGGAAAGAAGAATATGATGAAATTGCGACAAGTACTGGTAAAATTATTATTGCAACTTACGGTGTTGCTGCTGTGGGTATTAATATACCCCGTATCTTTAACCTTGTTCTTATTGAGCCTGGAAAAAGCTTCGTTCGGGTTATACAATCGATTGGTCGAGGTATCCGAAAAGCTGAAGACAAAGATCATGTGATGATCTGGGATATAACCAGTAGCTGTAAGTTTGCCAAGCGGCACCTGACCAAGCGGAAAGAATTTTACAAGGATGCTAACTATCCATTTACTGTAGAAAAATTAAAGTACCGATAAGATTGACTTACTCCTAATATACTGCTATAATAATAACATGAAAATTCTTACACTAGACAACAACTCCGCTTACAATCTTGAAACTCTTCCGGAAGAAATAGATGACCTGCGCTTTGCTATTTTGGATAACAGTAATCCAGCAAACGTTGACTATCATTACATTCCCCTGATCTTTTTAGAATCATTTAACAGTCCAGCACTGGTACTACGAATCGCAGAAAAAATAATCAAGATGCCAGTTGATTGGCAAGTGTTGATTGGCGAACCAGAATTGGGTGACTTGGAAACACTGCCACTTACCAGTATCAATGACAGAGGCTTCAAGGTATTTGAGTTCAATCCTCTCACCAGTTTCAAGCCCACGTTCTGTGAGATTGAGATAATTGATATCTACCATGATGTAACTTGGTATGCGCCCAGATTGAAGAATGGTCAGTTCTTGTGTGTGCCAATTGAAGATGGTCCTAAACCCAGATGCATATATTTTGTTAAAGAAGTCAGTAGAAATTGTGAGATTGTAGATTATAACCAGGCATTCTGATGGCAAAAGCAAAGACAACAAAAACCTCGGCTGACGAAAAGTTCACAGACACTGACTTCCCATTGTTTCCTGCACTGGATGCATTGGACAGAAAAGACTATGATTACTATGACAGGTTAACTGATGAACAGCGTAAAAAGTTTGTGCCCTTTATGCTGGCTCATTGGATGAGTGCAGTGAAAGCCAGCAGTGGCATTCAACAGTACTACTTGCAAAGCTTGGAGAAACATGCCAATACGTATCTGTTAAATGAGGCAATAGCCAAGCACAGTAAACTGCAGTGGTTGATGTTGTGCGCAGCCAGTCCCAAGTTGGGAAAACAGTTCCATCAGTATATCCCGCATATCAGGGCAGCAGTTTCTCTGTTAAAAGACAAAGCAACAGTCAAGGAAGTGTCTGACTATTATGCAAAAATATATACTAAAGAATCAGCCGAAAATATAAAAGCAGTTAGCGAAGAAGTTGTAAAACAACAACGGCGTAAATTCTACTTGGGAACTATGTTTCCCAATCTAAAATTAGCTGACATTGGTGTGCTCAATGATATTATAACAGACGAAGAAATAGAACAATATGAGCAAGATCGCGGCAACTGACAAGCACTCGTGTGAATTTTGTAACAGGAGCTTTGTGCGTGAGAGTACATTACTCAAGCACATATGTGAGTATAAACATCGTTGGTTGGAGAGAGACCGTAGGGGCAATCAAATAGGATTTCAAAGCTGGTTGCAATTCTACACTAAAAATAGCCTGAGTAAAAAAGTTCGTACATATGAGGAGTTTATCAAGTCTGCCTATTACACTGCTTTTGTAAAATTTGGCGCCTACAGTGTGGCAATGAATTGCGTGAACGTGTCCAGATTCGTAGACTTCTTGCTCAAAGAAAATATCAAGTTGGATACATGGACCAGTGATGCAAACTATACCAAGTTCCTATTGGAATATACCAAAACTGAGAATGCATTGGATGCAGTGACACGCACGGTGTCACACTGTTTGGATTTGGCTGAAGCTGAAAAACTACAACCAAATGATTACTTGCGTTATGGTAACAGAAACAAGATATGCTATGCTATCACCACTGGACGAATTAGCCCATGGGTGTTGTATCAAAGTGAAAGTGGTGTTAAACTGCTGGATGAGTTGGCTCATGACCAAGTTAAGATGGTCTACGACTACATTAATCCAGTGCAGTGGGCTATTAAATTTAGCAAAGAAGTTGACAAAGCAGATGAAATAAAACAATTGATGACAGAATTGAAATGGTAAACTATGATAGATAATATACAAATATGTGGATTGCGGTACGAAATCTTACTCAAGACTGCTGAAGAAATGGAAGGCAGAGTGGGGCTGGCCAACTTCAACACCCAGGAGATTTGGATCAATCAAACAATGACTGATCAAACTAAAAAAATAGCAGTGTATCACGAAGTGCTGCACATGCTGGATCATGCCTACAACTTAAAGTTGTCTGAGGAGCAGGTCACATTCACTGCTCATGCACTGTTGGCGTTGGTATCGGACAATCAGCAACTGGTAAACGGTGAGTAATTCTAATTATCTAAATGATAAAAAAGATAGATTCTAAACTTAAATTCATTGTATGTCCTAAGACAGTGGCATTTCCTTCGTGTCAGGCTGATCATTGGGTATTGCTGATTGATTACGTGTATTGGGATGAGCACTTAACAGAATTAGAAGAATGGTGTGACGCTACTCTAGCAAATGGTAAAGAATCAATAACAGGAATGACACTGGAATTTTCAACGAATCAAGAAGTAACCTTTTTTGTATTAAGATGGAGTTAGTATATGGCAACTGATATAATGATTGACATTGAAAGTTTAGACACAAGTCCTTACTGTGTCATACTTACTATTGGTGCGGTCAGATTTGATCCCAAGGGAACTGGCGTAGTGGAACGACTGGAATTGCGCCCCACCATTGAAGAACAAACTGAGCAATTCAACAGAACAATCAATGAAGATACACTCAGGTGGTGGGGTACACAAAGTCTGGCAGCACAGCAGGAGGCCATGGGAGACCAAGGCCGAATTCCTTTTCGTGATGCCATGCAACAGCTTTACAAGTTTTGCTGGAACAAGCGAGCAGTGTGGAGTAATGGTGCAGCGTTTGACTGTGTGGCCATGGAGAATGCCTGGGCGCAACTGGATATCAGATGCCCATGGCCCTTCTACACAGTGAGAGACACCAGAACTCTGTATGAAGTTGCTGGAGTTAAACTAAAAGATGGTGGACATGTTACCACACACAAAGCAGTAGAAGATGCAGAACGTCAGGCTATTGTGGTACAGAGGGCATACAGGAAACTAATTGATGCAGGCGTGATGCAGCCATGAACTTTGACATTGATATTGACTTTGGTGATCGCAGCAAGATACTTGAACATATCAAGCATATTCCTGCAGCCATGCGCAAGGTCACTCCCATGCGCAAGCACACCACTGGCGTGCATATAACTGACATACCCTATGATGCAGTCAACAGCATGGCCAATATTGATTACACTGAGGCAGATAAACGTGGTTACTTGAAGTTAGACTTGCTGAATGTACACGTGTACAATTTAATCAAGGATGAAGCAGAGTTAATATCACTGATGCGGGAACCTGATTGGAAGCAGTTGAATGACAGTGCTTTCGTCAGCCGACTGTTGCACTTGAGTAATCACTACAATAGTTTACGCAAGATGCCAGAGCCAGTGAACAGTATTCCCAGACTGGCCATGTTTTTAGCACTGATCAGACCAGCAAAAAAGCATTTGATAGGCAAAGCATGGAGCGAAGTTGCAAAGACAGTGTGGGATAAGAACGATGAAGGGTACAGTTTTAAGAAAGCGCATGCAATCGGCTACGCCCATCTGGTTGTAGTACACATGAACTTGTTATCCAAGACGCCGGACTAGGGTAATAGATTTACGTTTGGATTTCTTTTTGCTCAGCTCGCTGATGCTACAGATTGGGCCATGCAGCACGTTTAGACTTTTGTTGTTGAATGTACGCAAGTACTGCTTGAACACAGACCAATCATCCTTGAGAAACAGGTTAATGGGCGTCAGTCTGTTGCTTTCCCACCACCAAATGTCCCCTAATTCTAGGAACTTTTCACGCAATGGATTGGTTACGATAGCCCCATAATCGTACATAGTGGTGACTATATCATCACGGTTTTGGATTATACCCACATAATCTTGTCCCGAATAGGAACAGACCGTGATAAATGGATGGTTGGCAGTTAGGTTAGTGAAAAACTCGTTATGCATAAGGTTCAATATTCACGGATATTTATCTTGGAACTATTACCGAAAAATTTAATAAATAGTGTAAAGGACTAATTCGCATGTACTCAACCTCTGTTTATTACTATACCCCCAGACAAACGGTAGTGGTTTCGCATGGAAACTCAGCTAGGAGATACAAAAACGTGTACGCAAAAACCATTAAATTGCACAAGGGCGTTAAAAATAAGATTCAATTCCAATTTTTAAACCAAGAGCAAAAGCCAGTTGATGTCACTGGAAAAGAAATATCGTTCAGATTGCTCAGTGATGACAATAAGAGTGTACTAATGACCAAAGCTCTTAGTACTGATCCAACACTGGGTGCGCTGCCATTAACTGGTATTGCTATATTAGAAGTCACCGACGGTGAGTTGAATACAATCACATCACAAATGTGCAGGTACTCATTGGAGTGGAAAGACTCTGGATCAACTGAAGCTGGGTACCCAGTGTTTGCAGACTCAGACACCACCGCCAGTGGAGTAATACAGGTACTAGACAGCATACTGCCCGAATTCGTACCATCCCAGATAGTTGGGATACCCAGTCACCAATATCCAGTTGGAAACGTGGCGGTTACCTTTTATAGCAGTGTATTTCAATTGGCATCAGACTCCACTGTTACCATGCAGGTAGCATACAGTAATTATACCGGTACGGTACAATTGCAAGCGTCCACTGAGGTGCAAGGTGATTGGTATGCAATTGATGATGTTTACACATACAGCACCAACTCAACTACAATTGGCTATACTATTCCCAATGGTGCTCATCCATTCTATCGTATAGAATTTGCCGGCACAGCAGGTGATGTAGCTGGAGTTTTGGTAAGATAAGATACCACACTGCTATACTTTTGTCTTACAGTATGCTATAATACTAGCATGTTTGATATTTTATTGATTGTTCCTGGTAAGAAGAAAGTAAGCGGCAGCGGCTGGCATAGCTTCAATGCGCCCTGCTGCGACAAGCGCGGTCACACCGTGGACAGACGGCAGCGCGGTGGCATCAAGTTTACTGAAGGCGCCAATTGGGTATATCATTGTTTCAATTGTGGATACAGTTGTAATCTGGAAATTGGCAACAGTCTAAGTAAGAAAACCAGAGACTTTCTAACTTGGTGCGGCGTAGATCAACAACAGATACAACGCTGGAACTTGGAAAGCCTGCAGAACAAAGACCTATTGGACTTTACCAAGAAGTTTAAAAAAGAAAAGCCCCTACACTTTAAACAAACTCAGTTGCCTGACAGTGAACCGTTAGATTTGACCAACCCACAGCATAAAGTTTATGTTGACTACCTGTTGTCTAGAAAAGTAAATCCAGTAGAGTTCAAATTCTTTGTATCACCCACTGCCACTGGCAGAAACAGTAACCGAGTTATAGTACCATATACCTATCAAAACACTATAGTGGGCAATACCAGCAGATTCTTGGACACTAGAATACCCAAGTACATCAACGATCAACAACCGGGATATGTATTTGGTTACGATCAACAGAAGGCAGACTGGCAAGTGTGTATCTTGGTTGAAGGCATATTTGATGCACTGAGTATAGATGGTTGCGCATTGATGCACAATGATATCAGTGACATGCAATCAAGGTTACTGAGACAACTGAATCGTCAAATTATATTTGTTCCTGACAGAGACAAGCCAGGTATGGCAGTGTGTGAACGAGCCATAGAGTTGGGATACAGTGTAAGCATACCCAGTTGGCACGATGAGATAAAAGATGTTAATGATGCAGTAATTAAATATGGCAAGTTTCCCACTCTGTTAAGTATACTACAGAGTGCGACCACTAGTAAAATAAAAATAGAAATGCAGAGGAAAAATATTGTTAAAAGATTATAATTTCGAAGTTCAGAAGTTGTTTTTGCGCATGATGGTTACTGACGGTGAATTATACACCCGAGTATCCAACATAGTAAATCCTGAAAACTTTGATAAGGCATTGAAACCTGTTGTTAAATTCTTTAAGGAACACACTGAGAAATATAACACGCTGCCTGAACCTGGTCAAATCGCTGCATCATGCAGTGTTGATTTAGAGCCAGTGGCCGACTTGGGTGAAGGTCATTGTGAATGGTTTCTGGATGAGTTTGAACAGTTTACCAAACGACAAGAACTAGAACGTGCCATTCTGAAATCAGCCGACTTGTTAGAGAAGGGTGATTATGATCCTGTGGAGAAACTGATTAAAGACGCAGTTCAGATCAGTATTAGCAAAGACATGGGTACTGATTACTTTTCTGATCCTCGTGCTCGCCTGATGAAACTAAAGAACAACAATGGACAGGTCAGTACAGGCTGGCCAGTGCTAGACAAAGCACTGTATGGTGGATTCAATCGTGGAGAACTACAAATCTTTGCAGGCGGATCTGGCTCAGGTAAAAGCTTGTTCATGCAAAATCTTGCAGTGAACTGGGCACAGCAAGGACTCAGTGGCGTATACTTAACACTGGAACTCAGTGAAGGCTTGAGTGCAATGCGTATTGACAGCATGGTTACTTCAGTGGGTGCCAGAGATATTTTCAGAGAACTAGACACAGTTGAAATGAAAGTCAAAATGACTGCCAAGAAGTCGGGTGACTTTCGTATCAAGTATATGCCAGCACAGAGTACAGTGAATGATATCAGGGCTTATTGCAAAGAACTGCAAATCCAAGCCAACTTCAAAGTGGACTTCCTGTGTATTGACTATTTGGACTTGTTGATGCCAGTGAGTGCTAAAGTAAGCCCCAGTGATTTGTTCATTAAAGACAAGTATGTAGCAGAAGAAATTAGAAATCTAGCCAAAGAATTGAATGTGTTGTTGGTAACAGCCAGTCAGTTGAATCGTAGCGCAGTGGAAGAAATTGAATTTGATCACAGTCATATTAGTGGTGGTATCTCAAAGATCAACACAGCAGATAACGTGATAGGTATCTTTACCAGTAGAAGTATGCGCGAGCGTGGTCAATATCAGATTCAATTGATGAAAACCCGAAGCAGTAGTGGTGTTGGACAGAAGATTGACCTAGAATTTAACATAGAAACACTTAGAATTACTGACCCTGGAACTGACGATTATGCAGCCAATAATCAACAGTCATCAGCCAATCAAATTATGAGTAAATTCAAGGTTTCCAGTGAAGTAGTTAGTCCTACTCATGTAAGTGAAGTTATGGATGCAGCCCCGGAGAAGAAAGTGGTAGCGGAAGTGCAGAGTACAAAACTGAGGGCAATGCTCAATAGTCTTAAAAAGTGATAAATATACTTACAGGAACACCGAATATGGAACGAAAAACAAAAAGTTTACTAGAAGAACTGGAAGCTATGAGCGACAAACGTGATACTAGTCATATCATAGAGAGCCGCGCCAACAACATTATCACCAGTGCGATCAATTTGCTAGAAATGATCAACAAGCACTATGATGCTGACCGGGCTAGTATTTTGGAACGTAAGTTACTCAGTGCAATAAAAAGCAAAGACCAGACCAAATTCAGCAAAAGCATACGGAAAAAAGATGAAACTCCAGGAAGTTGACAGCACAATTAATGAAGCAATCACTGATTGGATCAAGGCTGGAATAGGCACCTTGGGAGCAGCAGCCGGATACTCAAAGGGTGCCACATATGCACAAGATGCTCTGAAAAAAAGTCATTTTATCGGTGAATTTACCAAAAAAATCGGCGGCATGTTAGCTATTGTGTGGCCCAAAATACAAAAACAACAGCAAGCCTATACAGTAGCACAGAAAAATATGCAGGCTATTGCGGCCAACCAACCTGTAGTTTATGGGGGCAAGACGATTAACCCCACGGATCCCAACTATGATGCGGTCAAGGCAGAAAATCAACGTATCCTGCAATCAGGAACCAGCCCAGATCAATTTGATCTGGCAGGATACTTGAACAAGGTTATCAAACAGTACGCCGCCGGAGTAAATATAGCACCGTACGATTATGACATAATGAATCTGTGTAACCAGCTGGCAAAGAATTACCAATCTACCCGTGGCACAGCCGAACTTAAGGACATTGGCGAATTGCTATTCCAAGCAATCAAAGCAAGTACTCCTAAGGAAGAAACACCAGCCGCAGAAGCAGGAACAGTGTCGCTAAAATCAGTTTCAGATTTACTGCCTAAATTGTCAGATGCTGATTTAGTAAAATTGACTGCTGCTATTAAACAACAACAGGATGCAAGATTATAATATGAGCGAAGACATCTCATCTTTAATTGAAAAATTAGAGCAAATAAACACAGTACCAGTCACTGAAGCCAAAGGACATCTGGATCACCCAGAGGATTTGATATTTACTGCTGGATCCAGTGGTGCACAAGCTGCACTGAGATCAATACTGGCCACAGTGCAAAATCCCAAAACTGTAACTATTAAATGGGATGGATATCCTGCACTGATATTTGGCAGAGATTCTGCTGGTAGATTCAGTATCATGGACAAGCACATGTTCAACAAAGCTGGTGGAGTTGGTAGAACCATATATACTCCGCAGCAATTTGCCAAGTATGATGTAGATCGTGGAGTAGTCAGATCGGATCTGACCAAGATCATAGGATCTATTTGGGCCGGACTTGAACGAGCAACACCCAAGCAGCCTGGGTACTATTGGGGAGACCTGTTGTTTAGTAGCCCGCTGCAAGCACAAGATGGTATGTACACCTTTAGGGCTAATCCCAATGGTATTACCTATACAGTAGAACAAGATAGTGAATTGGGCAAGCTGTTTGATAAAAAAGTAGCAGGCATTGCAGTGCATCAGTTTATAGAAGCCGATGCAATGAGCACCGATGATGCAGTCACACTAAATGGTGGAATAGGCAGCTTGCAAAATGTCAGCAATGTTGCTATTGTGCCCAGTGCAATGCCAAACCCTCCCAAACTAAAATTAAACACCACACTGTCCAAAGCTGCTGAACAGGCCATACAAACCTATGGTCCCATGGTAGATGACTTATTCAACAGTGCTCCTCAGGCCAGAACTGCTTTTGCTGGACTGTTTACTGTATACGTGAACAAGAGAATCGTAGCTGGAAACTTGAACAGCATGGGTTCTGATTTTTTGCAGTTTGTGCAATCCAGACCCTTCACTGAAACCATGAAAGCCAAGTTGTTGGCTTATCTGCCCACTAAAAAGAACGAAGTCAAGGCTGCGTTCATCATTTGGGTTCAATTGTACAAGCTAAAGATGCTGGTAGTCGATCAATTGGCAAAACAAGCTGAAGTTGGTCCTATAAAGGGATACTTACAGGATGGTACACAGACACAAGAGGGGTTTGTATCCAACAACTTAAAATTTGTAGACAGAATGGGATTCAGTCGTCAAAATTTAGCTGGTAGGTAACCCTTTTCGTACACAAATGATAAATAAAAGTAGAGTCTGCATGACTCACTTTTAAAGGAAAAATAAAATGTCAAACAATCTATTACAAACTCACGGTGATGTAAAGCCAGTATTCGCAATCGACCAAACCAATGGTTCAGGCGCAACAGCAGTTGGTATCCCAGTTCAAATCGCTGGTCCTAAGCTTGATTTCTTCAAGCTTGACTTGAAAGCTGATCCATCAGCAAAATTGGGTGTTAACAGTGCAGTTGATTCAGTAATCAAAACAGCAACACAATTGGCTACTGTTCACATGTATCAAGTTAATGCAGATGGCATCATGAGCATCGCTCTGTACCCAGCTGCTGCTTGGACTGCTGCTGCATTGCAAGTCGCTGTTCGTGCATTGGGCACAGTTGACAGCTTCGCACTAGCTGCAGTTGATGTTACCACTGGTGGCTTCACTTTAGCTTAATCTAAGCCGTTCTACAAGAAACCCGAAATTAATTTCGGGTTTTTTTACCTCTATTAAATACAGTATGGGCATGAATATCAGATGTTATACTTTATTCAATATAACAAAAACTAACATAGTCAGTCGTAAGCCTCCGTTGGATTTAGCGGAGAGTGCGGCTGTGTGGCAGAATAAACGCAATATGCAGAGCAACTTTGACACTATCGTGCAGGTGATCTCTCTGAGGGCGCAGCCAGAAAACATAAGTGAACCAATTGTAGCAGAGATGAAGTTGTCAGATTTTGCACAGTTTGGGTCAGGGTACACAGAAAAGAAAACTGTGAAGATTTGGCAGTTTAATTTCTACGTCAACCACGTGGGCGTTTTTACCGTGGACGACAATAATCTGGGGGCATTGTACATGGACTGCGATAGTGTGCCCATGATCAAAATAAACAATGAATACGATAAACTGCCATTGTTTCTGTCCAGTTCTCCACAACTCAAGAACATACACTTTGAGGTATTGACAAATGAATGAGAAGGAACTGTTCCAGGCATTTGAACGTGTATTGAATGCCAAAACATACGATAATCTGAAGAACAGCATTATCATAGAAGATGGCAATGGCTACCGATTGTTTGAGAAGTATATGATAGAACCAGAAAATAGCTGCTATTCGGTACACAAGATATCGTTGGATTATACCCACCAAATCAGCTCATTGAAATATGCAGTTACCTGGGCTACATTGGATCATCGTGGATCTCACTATGAAGCCAACAGAATATTGGAACTGGACAGATCACTGTCAGGCATTGATCTAAACATCAAGTTATATGAAAGATTTGACAAAAAAGCCAAAGATCCAGCCACTAAATTTATATATTTCAACAAGCTGTGTGAAGATAGGCGTAAACGCAAGATTATAACAACTGAGATGGAGTCATACGTAATAGCAACCAAGCGATGGCAGTTGGCCAAGTTCAGCCAAACTCCACGCAAATAATTTAAACAATGATAAATACATTATAAGTATTTTGGGAAAAACTATGAAACTTACCGAATTTAACAACAAGCCTAGCCAAATGGCTAAAAAAGCTCTTAAAGAGAACTTTAATACCACAGCAAACTTTGAGAAATTATCTTTGTCCGAGACAAAGAATATGCTCACCAAAGTAAAAACTCTGATTAAAGAAACCAAAGAGTCCAATCGCATTCATCAAAGCGAGCAAAATCCAGCTTATCTCAAGCTGATTTTTATGGAACAAGCACTACTTCATCAGTATGGTGAATTAAAGGCTAGACCAATCTACAATGCCAGAATCGTGGTAGAGAACGAAGGAGTTGAACAAGCTCAAGTTGTTCTAGCTGCCAAAGACATGATTGACACTGTTCAGAAAATGATTGAAAACATTTCTGATATGTTAGTCAAAGAATTACCAGCAGTGGTAGACAGTGTTAACAGTGAGATCGGAACCAATGAAGGCGAACAGTTCAACGGTCAAGCAACTGAGGCACTGAGCACACTGGGCGCAGCACTGCAACAAGCCAAAGTGGGCCTACAAGGCGCAATGAACGTGGTTACTGGTCAAGAATCAGCCGCAGCATTTGGTGGAGAGATGGGCGACATGGGTGACATGGGTGAAATGCCAATGGAACCAGAAGCAGAGATGCCAGATATGGAAGCCAGTGCAGAAATGCCTGAAGAACCAGAAGAAGTCCCAGCTCCCAGCATTGGTCGCGGAAAGCGCAAGTAATGTTATTGTGTGAATTTGGTGATGACGATCCATTGCGTACTAAGTTGATTGCAGTAGTCAGTCAACTTAAGTCACGTATGGCTGATACCAACTCAGACAAACCCATGACCACTGGTACATTGTTGTCTCTGCTAAAAGACAATGATATCATTATAGACCGTTCTGACATCTATGATATGATTAAAAAAGATCCTTTAAAAAATATCATAGATGACATCAAGGGCAATGACGTTATCTTTAAAGGACAGCGTGCTCAAGCGGCAGTGATTGAACCTGATGAAGCAGAATCCATAGTTTCAAAAATGGCTAAACGTGCAGCCAAATGATAACAATAACTGACTCAGCAGTATCAAAAATCAAATCAATCATCAATGAGGATGAACCCAATGCCATGCTGCGAATTTTCGTTGAGGGCGGTGGTTGTTCAGGATTTAAATATGGATTCTCTCTAGAAAATATAATTGAAGAAGATGATTTAAGATTTGACAAAGATGGAATCAGCGTAGTAGTAGATGCAATATCAATGCAATACCTACAAGAAGCAGAAGTTGATTACAAACAAACATTGACTTCCGCAGAATTCGTAATTAAAAATCCCAATGTAAAAGCTGCATGTGGATGTGGGTCAAGTTTCACCGTTTAACCAAATGCGTTGCATTATGTTACAAAACATAATATAATAGCTACATGTACACTCCCAACAAATTCAAATATGTAAGCATCAACCGAGAAACCATTGACGGTTCCCGCAAATACGCTACACCAGACGGTGAAAAACTACCCAGCGTAACAACAATCCTAGACGCAACTAAAACAGAGGAAAGCAAACAAGCACTGCATGAGTGGCGCAAGCGTGTGGGTGTGCAGAAAGCACAGGAGATTACCACCGAAGCTGCGGGCCGCGGCACACGCATGCACAAGTATCTTGAGGATTACATCAAGACTGGCATATTAACTGACCCAGGCACTAATCCATACAGTCTACAAAGCCATACCATGGCCAAAGAGATTATTTCTAAAGGACTGGTCAACTGCAATGAATACTGGGGTGTAGAAGTGCCATTATACTTCCCCAAGATATACGCAGGTACCACTGATTTGTGTGGCGTACACAATGGCGACGAAGCCATCATGGACCACAAACAGAGCAATAAAGTCAAAAAACGTGAATGGATCACTGACTACTTTGTACAGTCTGCTGCATATGCCACAGCACACAATGAACTGCATGGAACCAAGATCCGCAAGGGTGTTATCTTCATGTGTACTCCTGACTTTCAATATCTGGAGTTTGTGGTTGAAGGCAACGAGTTTGACAGCTATGTTGACTTGTGGTTCAGACGAGTAGAGCAATATTACATGAAACTGCTATAAAATAAACCTCAAAAAGTTTGATAAATAGTATACATCTTCTTATAAGAACTATACTATGGCAATCATACAGATTTCAAGGATTCAACACCGCACTGGGGCTAACGTAGATTTACCCCAATTATCTGAGGGCGAGCTTGGCTTTGCCACAGACGAACGCAGACTATATATAGGCAATGATCCAACATTGCATCCACCAGCTGAGGGTGGAACTACCACTCAAACAGAGGTACTAACTGAAGTTTCGCTGCTAAACTTTGCCAAAATTGATGGCGCAGCCAATACTACATTTAACGTATCTGATTTAACTGATGGTCAACTACTGGTAGCAAAAGACTATGCTTGGGTAAACGGCGGTGGCCCAGCTTCCACAGTTGATATCAATTTAGGCGAATCAGACTATGTAAAGATACTGGGTGGAACCAATGGCTATGTACTACAGACTGATGGTACAGGTAACTTAACTTGGACCAATGCAGGGGTAGTAACATATGATATTGCAGACATATCACAAACCAATCCTGCAGTAGTTACCACAGTTACACCAAATCAATTGAGCACCGGTGTTCCGGTCACTATCGTTGATGTTGATGGCATGACTCAAATCAGAACTGCTGGTGAACTGGGAACCAACAAATACTTTGCTCAAGTACTAACATCAAACACATTTGCCCTATATACCAGCATAGATTTTAATGACCCAACTAAACAAGTAAACGCCACTGCATTCACTGCATATGTAGCTGATAGTGGTGTAGCCACCGCTGCATTCTTTGCGGCTGGCACCGGTGCGTCAGCAGGAGCCAACAATCAAATACAAATAAGTGATGGTTCTGGTGTATTCGTTGCCACTGGTAATCTAGCATTTAACAGAGTTACCAACTTATTAACAGTAACTGGAAACATAACAGCTACCAAAAACGTAGCGGCCAATACCTTTAAGGGATCGTTCTCTGGTGCGATTGGTGCAGTTACAGCCAACTCCGGTGCATTTACCAGCATCACTGCTACCACTACAGCAAACATAACAGGCAATGTTAACGCCAATAACGTAATCATAAGCAATATTGCCACAGTAACTGGCAACTTGACAGCAGGAAACTTAACAACCACTGGCACAGCCAATGTTAAAGACTTGAACGTAACTGGCAATGTAACCACTAGTTTGATACCAAGCATAGACTTAACATATGACCTAGGATCTCCCGCTCAACGCTGGAAAGACGTATACATGTCCACCGGCAAGTCTATTTTTATCGGTACTCAACAGATAACTGCAGATGCCACTAGTGTTACCATGAGTGATGTTACACTGAGTTCCGGTGACATCAGCGCCGCCAATTTGATAGCTGCCAATTACTTCACTGGAGTATTAACCACTGCTGCCCAACCAAATATTACTACAGTGGGCAATCTGACATCATTACACGTTGATGGAGTCGCTAATCTAGGTCCAGTTGCCAATGTAAAGATTTTAGGCGGCAGCACTAATTATGTACTGACCACTGCAGGTGACGGTACCCTGTCTTGGCAACCCCCACTGCTGGGAACTGCGGTAGCGTCTGGAATCAACACGCAAGTCCAGTTTAATGACAATGGTTCAATCGGCGCCGATAATAAATTAACTTTTGATAAAGTAACAGGCGTATTGACTTCCACATTTAGTGGAAACGCCGCCGGTCTAGCTAATATAACAGGTGCTAACGTAACTGGTGCAGTGGCTTTCGCAACTACGGCTAACAGCGTAGCTGGTGCTAATGTATCAGGCGCAGTAAGTTTCGCAACAACTGCAAACGCAGTAGCAGGTGCTAACGTAACTGGTGCTGTTAGTTTTGCAAACGTATCAAACCGAGTAGCAGGTGCTAACGTAACCGGCTTCGTAGCCAATGCGGTTCGTGCAGTTATAGCAGGCAGTGCTGAGTCAATCGTTGGTACCAATATTACTGGACAGGTAGCTAATGCACTAGTCGCAGGTACGGTTTATACAAACGCACAACCAAATATCACAAGTGTTGGTACACTGACCAGTTTAACAAGCATAGGCAATGTATCTCTTTCAGGTGCAAATATAAGTCTGGGTGCAGTGAGCAATGTTAGAATACTTGGTGGTACTGCTGGATATGTACTGAGAACGGATGGTAGCGGTAATTTAAGTTGGGTAGTACAATCAGCAGGTTCGGGTGGTTCAGAAACTACCCCAGGTGGCGACGATACCCAAGTTCAATTTAATAGTGCTGGTAGTTTTGCCGGCAGCTCAGGATTAACTTATAATAATTCAACCAAAACATTAAGCGTAGATTATATTATCGCAAACGGGGTAGGGCTAACTTCAATAGCAGGCGCTAACGTTACAGGTGAAGTTACATTCGCAGCCACTGCCAACGCAGTAACAGGTTCTAATGTTTCAGGTGCGGTTGGCTTGGCTACATATGCAACCACAGCCAATGCAGTAACAGGCGCCAACGTAAGTGGTGCAGTTGCCAATGCAACCAATGCAGCAGCACTATTAACCACATTGACCAACACTGGCACAGCATATATTCCTTTTATCAGTGATACTACCACTGGTAACTACGCACACTTGTCTAATGCCAGTTTTTCGGCCAACTTAGCCAATGGCGCGATAATAGCTACCACATTTGTAGGCGCACTAAGCGGAGCAGCAACCAGCGCGACCACTGCAGGTACTGCAACTACCGCAGGAACTGTAACAACGCCAGCACAACCTAACATTACAAGTGTTGGTACATTAACCAGCTTGTCAGTTACTGGCACAGCAACAGCAGGCAACTTATCAACTGTTGGCACTTTAGCAGCAGGCGATGCCACAATCAGCGGCAACCTAACAGTTAGTGGTGTTACTATCACTGCCAATGTGGAAACCATGGTTGTTAAAGATCCAATTATAGAGCAAGGCGGAAATACAACAGGTGTATTAGAAAGCAATGATGGTAAAGACAGAGGTCAGCTATTACATTATTTTACCACTGAGCCAGTTGATGCATTCATGGGTTGGGATAACAATGCTGGAGAATTTGTATTTGGCAGTAACGTAAGTGTAGCAAGTGACGTTGTAACATTCAATACTCTGGGCAATGTTCGTGCAGGCAACTTCATTGGTAATGTAAGTGGAAATATAATAGCAACCAGCACTGCCAATTTAGGCGCAGTGGCCAATGTCACCATCACAGGTGGAACATCTGGTTATATGTTATCCACTGACGGCTTAGGTGTGTTGTCGTGGCAGAATCCTAAATCAGCACCAGGCTCAGATAAACAAGTTCAATTCAATGATAGTGGTGTGTCCAACACAAGCTCAGCATTGACCTTTGATAAAACCACTGGCAGATTAACAGCCACTGCATTCTACGGTTCCGCTGCTGGCTTGACCAGTATTCCAGCAGCCAATGTAACAGGCACAGTAGCCAGCGCCACCAGCGCAACTACAGCAGGCACAGTCACTGCCAGTGCGCAGTCCAGTATAACAAGTGTGGGCATATTGACCGAACTAAGAGTAGACGGCAATCTGACATCCAATGGCAATCTGATAGTAACCAGACTGGCTAATCTGGGACCATTGTCCAACGTAACCATCACCGGCGGTACTGCAGGGTATGTGATACAAACAGATGGCACTGGAATACTAAGTTGGGTAGCTCAACCTGATGTGAATCCAGGCGGCGCATCGCAACAGGTACAATTTAATGATGCAGGAGCCTTTGGTGGTGATTCGCAGCTAACATATGCCAAAACCACCGGTCGATTAACTGCCAATTTATTCTCAGGCAACGGCGCCGCCTTAACCAACTTGAATGCTTCAAATGTAGTGGGCACTGTAGCAACTGCTACCAGCGCAACTACTGCTGGTTCAGCCACTACTGCAACTACTGCTGGCACAGTGACAACAGCAGCACAGCCTGCTATCACCAGTGTTGGGTCACTACTTGGACTAACTGTACACAAGGATGGACAGTACACAATCCCTGGCGATAATACTAGTTTAATTTGGGATCCTGATTTAGTATCAATTACTGGCTATCACGGTGCCACACATGGTATCTATTTTACGTCATTGACCAATGGATTCACTATGCTATCTGATACAAATGCAGATTTTATTGCATATCCATATATGGAAGGCAGTGGATTAGGAGTAAATGATAAGGATAATAAAGTAACTATTTGGAATGGTGGATATCAAACAACAACAGTTGATGCAGTTGGTAGTGTTGTGCCTGGTACTACAGCCTCACAAAATTTAGGTGCCAAAGCTGGATCAATCGCTTCATTAGATATTATCTCCGGTACCCCGGCCGCGGCTAAAACTTTCGCCGAATCATGGATAGTGTCACAATCTTCTCCCACTGGTGAGTTGAACCCACTGGTAGCTACCAGTGGGTCGGGCGCGGACGCATCATTTGAAGTATATACAACTCCGGCTAGCGTGGGCGGACAGGTGTATAAAGTTAGGATTAATGCATTAGGTTCGGGATACGCTTCCATAAATAAAACTTTTGTCAACACAACAGGCATATCACTTGTGGTGAATGACATTTCGGGTATTACACAACAAATGGCAGTAACTGGCGCTGGATTTACTTCTGGACAACGAGTAGTAACTATTGACAGTTTAACTAACACTTTAACCCTAACGGCTGCGGCTGATAGTACAACTTCATCTGGCTCAACTCTAACATTTAATGACACAGTTACTATTTTTGGTAGTGCATTGAACGGCACAGATGGTGTAAATGACTTGATACTTGCTGTTGTTCCAACTCTTGATCTGCATTGGAAGAACTTGTATGTCAGTGATGTTACCATGAAGAATGAAGCTAACACTTGGACCATGATGCCAGGTAGTGACGGGTTGTACATCATAAACAACTCAACCGGTGCTAAATTTAAGATAACTATGACTAGTGTGCCCACAGGCGGACCTAATCCGATAGGCGTATAAGATAAATAGACATGTTCACTCTTAATTGAGAGTTTATGCAGTAACCCACTGCGTAGGCCTAGAACGCTAACTAACTAAGGAGAAACAAATGGGACGTCCGTTAAATAAGAAATATTTTGGTAATAGAAACATTGGCACTACAACCAGCGCTGATGATGGCATTGGTGGTGAAGGTTTAGCTGATTATACATTGGCAGTACAAAAAGGTAGCTTAATTATCAATGCTACTTATTCACAACCGCAACTAGTAATCCCAGCACCATCACTACCTACTGGTGTACAAGCTACTGCTACAGTAGTTTGGGAAGTTGAAAGCATTGTATCTCAAAACGGTCTAGCTGGTAACGGTTATGTTACTACTACTGGAGGCGCAACAACATTGACAGGTTTAGCTGGTGTTACTCTTAACATTACAGCAGTTGGCTCTGGTCAAGGTGAAGTTCAAGTTATGGTTCCAGTTAACCGTGGTTCGTTTACAACAGTTCCTACAGCCGAAACATCATATCAAATCGTCGGTGGTGACGGTGAGCAACAAGCCACTGTAAAGTATCGTGTTAAGAGTATTACTACAGTTGAAAAAGGTTCTGGTTATATTGCAGTACCTACATTATCTTGGACTACAGCTGGTACTAATACAGGTGGAACAGCAGTTGGTGTACCAACTGTCACATTAACCGTTGATACAGGTAATGTTAGTTCAAGTACTAATCAAGAAAATGCTATCGTACCAACCGCGTATGTTACTGGTGGGTCAAACAAAACTGCTGATATTATCAGTCAGAAAAATGCTCGTCGCTTTAAAGTTAAAACAACAGATGGCACAGAAGTATGCTCATTGGTTGCAGCAACTCCAAGTGCAGCAGGCCAAATGGCTATTGTTGCAACTGACAGTGCTGGTGGTACATACTGGGTAGTTAAAATCAGTAACCACAAGGCTGTGGTAGTTGCCAATACTGGAACACAGTTTGCTGATGACTCACCTGCACAATGGACATTTGGATCACCAGTGGCCAATGTTTCTGTAAGAATCACTAACGCTTAATCTAAGCTATAGTATACAAAAAAGCCGCTTATGCGGCTTTTTTTGTAAGTTCTTTTAATTTCGTTTGCACTACATCAAAGTTGATAGTGTTAAATAACCCTGGATGCAGTGGTTTAGGATAATGATGCACATCAACCCAACAGTATCCCACATGCTCATCATTTAGTACTGGAATAAACTCATCTGGTATCGTACAAAAGAATGTATGATAGGTAAACGTGTTGTTTACGAATTTCTGAATGGGAACCAGTTTGGCATTGGTGGGAAAGAATGCGATTTCCTCTTGACATTCACGAGCCAATCCCTGACTGAGTGTTTCAGCATTTTCTAATTTGCCGCCAGGTATTCCCCAGAATCCATTGTTCTTTTCATCGTTTCTCAACAGGAATAAAAATCTATCCGTGCTATCACAGTAAAAGAATATTCCTGCTGATGTGTTTTCAACTTTGCTCATATATTGATTTATCATCAAAACGAGCACTGCTTAAATTACTACAGAGAAATCTCCAGGAGCGTAGTACCCCTCATAGCTTTTCACCCATGCACTATCTTGATATCTGTATTGTACCATGGTGGTTAAATTCTTGACAAATTCTACTCGTGTGGAAGATGCACTGTCAAACACCACTGTCCAATTGGCGCCATCGTATTCAATTATGTCGTTGGGATTGGCTATCAGTGAACCCCACGGACTATCTGCAGGATTGACATCAGCGCTGCCAATCTGATCAATTACCAGATAGCGTTGTCCCATTGCCACAGTGGGCAATCCATTGTCTGGATATTTATTGCGAGGATTAATAACGCTGTCTACTGGATCCAGTGTATCCTGTGGTAAAGTCGCAGTGTCAATATCAAATATCAACAGTCGGTCATCCGATGGATTAAATGCAACAGTGCCAACTATGTCAGTGGTCATGTTTGGATTCTGTAACCATATCTGACTTATGCCTGGCTTTACTTTACCATACAGGTTCAAAAAGGCTGTCCAGCCCAGATCAGTATCAGGACTAACAGGCGTATCCAACGTGGAATTGCTGGGCGAGGCTGTGGCATAATTGGGCAACAACTGCAATGAGTTGCCCAACAGCAATACCTTATAGCCATATGGTGTAATTTTCTGTCTGGTACCCAACAACAGGTCATCGTCCTGCATGTCAGTCAGTGCGTTGCCCTTGAATATACTGGCAATAATTTTGTAGATAACGCCCAGCTTCTTGACCTTGGCGCTGCTGCTTATCCAAATTGGCATGTAGAATTTCCAAGTTAATACGTCAATTGGATTGCCAGTGCCCTGTGGTATTGAGCGTGAACTGAATGTTAATCCTTCTTGGTAAACTACACTCAAGCTGGTCCAGTCAATAAAGTTGTCTGTGCTTTGTAACTCCATGCTGGGGTTGAACAACACGCCCAACTGCTCAATGAGTTCAAGTTTCTGATTGTAGTTAGTGGTCCAAAAATCAACTGAAATTCTCAGAGTGTAGGGAACTGGCATCACACGCTCTACAGTGAACGCATCGCCCTGTACATTCTCGTAGCTTTGTGTTTCAGTATTCCAGTTTCTTCTTCTTATACTCATCTTGTCAATGAAATAGGGATCTTGAGTTCTGGTTTGATCGTACTCTACTGCTGTTATATAATAGGTAATCAGGGGCGCACTGGGCATGCTGCTGGCACTGTTGTTGGCTATAATAGCTGCAGCTTGACGACTACTGTCGCCGTACATAATGGGCACACGAACTAATATATCGTTGCCTGCTGGATCTTTGCCTTTAGTAACTTGCCAGTCAGAAAAGATACGCGCAAATTGAATTAGAAATCTGCGTATCTGATTGTCATTGAAGTAAGCTGCCATGTGTATTCCTTAGTCTGGTGTAATATTTAAAATTGTTGATAGTGCCTGTTTCTCTGGGATAGGCCCGTTCAATGTAGCAGTCACATTGCTGTTATTAACAAAGCTGCCCATTTGCGTTTGGTTGGAGTTGGATCCAGATTCCACCCTGGTGACTTCAGAAATCTTAACCCATAAATTGCCGTCCCAACGAAACATCTGCTGAGGCAAGTAATCCATTCTCAAGAAATAGTCACCAACTTTGGCACTGGTGGGGAAGGTGATGCCTGATCCAAATGGTTCTCCGTTTGGTGCTGCAGCCTCGCCTGCCATATAGCCATCAGTGTATCCAAAGCCTCTGGCAGTTTCTTTCTTTACAAACTTAAACCTGGGGTCGGCGTCAGCGCGGAAGTCTTGTACTTCAGTTATTTGAAACACATCTGAATTAAACGAGGCTGAATCAACACTGGCATCACTGCCGGAATTTATGTTGTCTACTGTGCCATATGGTATGTCAATTGGTCCCAGTGCTTTCACTGACAGCACGATGTCTGGCTCCACACTACCTGAACCATTTTCAGTTCTTTCAGGCATTACAGTGGTTATAGTCAAGCTGAGTTTGACGAATGATGCCAACAAGTCAGTGGAGTCCATTAATGCATTGATATTATTCAATGACGCGGCGGCTATTCTAACGATGGGTATGTTGCCGTTTACATACTCAATAGAGTTAACAGTTGTTTCAGGAGTGCCTCTGCGTATGATAACATTTTTGGCGGCGCCAGGTTCATTGTACTCATTGAGTGGAGCCAAGTACAGTTGCTTTCTGTCGTATCCATTTGCTGGTACGATTCTGGTGGCCTCACTGATCATGGCTTCATTGATTTGTAAATTCTTGTTATAGCGTCCCAAGATATCTTTCAAGCTGTCAGCGATATCCAGTTGCCAATAGGTTGTATCAGTGCAGGGGATGCCCGCTGGTACATTTTGCTTGGGCATGTAATTTTTGTCACCATAGCTGACCACATAGCCTGGAACATAAGTTGTAGTCTTGTCCCAGTCACCCAAAAAGTTATCTTGTGCCACAGGCTTATCCAATATGTTAGCGAATTCTTGACTGTCAACCAGTGGCTCACACTTGATTCGCCACAAGTGAGGATACCAGCTGCTGCTGAAGCCTTCACTGGCGAAATTGGCATCAGTGATCTGATAGTATCGGCGCAGTGCAGTGGGTATCTTTTCGTTCAGTGGGTGATAGTCAGTCAAGTGAGGTAGTTCAAATACATCACCCACTATTAGCTTACGACCAATCAGTTCTATCATGGTGTTATAGTGAACTGTTATGAATATGACATCACTGTTCAAAAACAATCCAAATTGACTCAAATCAAAGTCCAAATTTTGGGTATTGTAGTGCCCACGTAATCTGTAAATATTGCTATCATATTTGCGGTCACGATTCTCTAAAAACAATAAATCTTGTATATTGGTGGGATCAAGTTTGTCATATCTGGGCTGGCTCAATGAAGTGGTTGGACCCTGGTCACTTGGACCCAAATACTTATGTATAAACAGGTCAGTACCGCCAACGGTGAATAGCTCAGCGATATTCCTGTCAAAAAACTTGTAATCGTTGGATTTTTGGGAGCGGTATAGCGATAATTTAGGCATTTATGGGTTCCAATAGTCTAGTATTTATGCCCAACGGGTGTTGTGTTTATACAACATTAGGTTGCAATTTAATAAGTACTATGCTATAATGTAACACAAACAATGACAGGAGTAGACATGACACGCAAATCGTCCATCAACACAATGGTAAAAGCACTGAACCCCAAAGACGTAGATACCAAATACATGGGTGAAGAACCCAGCTTTGAAACTCAGCCCGAAACAGTGGTTAGGAGTTCTACTCTGTCACGTGCATTCAATTGGTACAACCGATTCTATGGCCGCAAAGAGGGCAAGGACTTGCTGATTCAGTATCTGGAAAACAATGACAGAAAAGCTGATGCCAAGCAAATGCACAAAGTGCCTGAAAGCGAAGTACTAACTACACTGTGCTGGCTGTCGCGTATGACACTCAGAGGACTTGAGTTAACAGAATACGAACAGGCAACACTGCAAAATGAAATCACCAGACTGTTGCTCACTGTTTCTAAACCCGAGACCATCTTTAAGTCTGGCTTTAAGTCTGCAGAAGAGGCACCGGCAGACAAAGTTGAAACGGCTAATCGTCCCAACATTCAGGAAATCTTGCGCGAAAAAGCCAGTGAAGCCTGCGGTGAGATTGAGGGACTGTTTGATGAATACATTGCAGCTGGTGCCAAGTCAACACACTCACTGCGCCCAATGGACGAGTTGGCCAAACGAAATGTGATGCCACAGCATATCCCACTGGTTGCCAGTGTTTGGAAGAAAAAGCTGGCTGAGTTTGAAGAAGTACTGGAGAGCAAAGACAGTCTGCTAACTGAGGGCTACAATCAGTTTACAAAAACTCAACTTAAAAATATCATCAAGTTTATTGATGGTGTATTAAGTGACCTCAACAGCTATATCAGCGTAAAGAAAACTGCACGTACCCCACGTGCTCGCAAGGCAGTGCCGGTAGAAAAGATTGTGAGCAAACTCAAGTACTTGCGGGAGTTTAAAGATGTTGCAGCCAAACTGGATTTGGTTAGTGTACATCCTACTAAGCTGCATGGTGCAAGTGAGGCGTGGGTATACGACACTGCCAAACGTAAACTGCATCACTATATTGCGGATGATTACAGCAAAACATTCACAGTCAAGGGCAACACTCTACTGGGATTTGATACGTCAACTAGTGAAGTAAAGACATTGCGCAAGCCAGCAGAAGCCATCAAAGAAATCATGGGCAGCAAGCCAGCTGCACGTAAATACTTCAAAGAAATTAAGGCAACTGCTACTACGCCAAATGGTAGATTTAATGACTCACTTATAATTTTAAAGGCATTCTAATGAATATTGATTTAAACAAATACAGCGAATTTGTGGGAGCCGTGACCAGCGAACCCAGCACTGATCTTACTGCGTTTATGAACAGACTGGATGAACTGGATGGTAACTGGGACGGCAACGATCATGGGCCCACTATCAATGTGCCATTGTTGATTACAGGCGCACTGGGGTTGGCAGCAGAAACTGGAGAGTTTTGCGAGATACCAAAAAAGATGCTGTTTCAGGGTAAGCCACTTACTGATGAAAACGTGTTCCATATGAAGCGTGAATTAGGGGACATTATGTGGTACTGGATCAATAGTTGTCGTGCGTTGAATCTTGATCCCAATGATGTTATTGCAGAGAACGTTAGAAAGCTTGAGTCACGCTATCCAGGTGGCAACTTTGACCCACACTACAGCGAAAATCGTCAAGCTGGAGACATTTGATATGAAGGGTGAATGGTGTTACTTTAAGGGACACTTTAGTCCAGACATATGCAATCATATCTTAGCTCAGGGATTGTCTATCCCCGCAGAAACTCCCTCTATGGGAGTGGCCAATAGCATAATCAACTCTGAATTTCGCAGAGGTTCAGTGAGATTTATACAACAGGACAATGAGAATTTTAAATTCTTGTTTGATGAACTGTGGAAGCTGGCATTGCAGGCAAATGATGTTTGGTTTGATTTTCACTTGTCTAAACTCAGTTATCTACAACTGGCTGAATACGATGAGGCTGTTCAGGGAGAGTACAAAAGGCATCAAGATGTATTTTGGATAAACAACGATCCCAAGTATCATAGAAAACTCTCGTGCATCATACAACTAACTGATCCAGACACATATGAGGGTGGTAATTTTGAACTGTATGAAACCACTATGGAACAGATGGTTCCACAGGAAATCAGAACTCAGGGCACTGTGATATTCATTCCCAGCTTTATATACCATGCAGCCACGCCAGTTACCAAGGGCACCAGACACTCAGTTGCAGCTTGGTTTGATGGTCCCAAATGGAGATAAGTTTGTCTGGTATGCCTGATAAATACAGTATAAACAGGGCATACAACTATGGCATCAGCACTTACACTTCAAGAATTAAAGCAAGAACTATTTGACAATCTACGATACAGGTTGGGTGACGGTATCGTAGACTTAGAATTAGATCCTGAACACTATGAAGCTGCGTACAAATATGCAATAAAAGTCTATAGACAACGCGCCCAGAACGCAACAGAAGAATCATACACTCTGTTGACACTGGAAGCTAAAATGGACACTTATACGTTGCCAGATGAATTCATCAATGTCAGACAAGTATTCCGTAGAACCATTGGTCTGGAAACAGGACCTGCATCCAGCTCGTTTGACCCATTCAGCAGCGCAATCTTAAATACCTATCTGTTAAACTACAACTATGCAGGCGGATTAGCCACATATGACTTTTATGCTGGCTATATTGAGTTAGCTGCACGTATGTTTGGTGGATATGTGGTATTCACATTCAACCCAGTGACTAAACAGATAAGACTGGTGCGTGACCCCAAGGGATCCGGAGAAAAGATATTGGTTTGGGCTGATACTCAAAAACCTGAATCAACACTGTTACAAGATCCAGGATCAGGGGTTTGGATAGGTGACTGGGTATTCAGCCAACTCAAACTCACCCTGGGTGAGGCTCGTGAGAAGTTTGCCAGCATCGTGGGACCTGGTGGCGGCACTACGCTGAACGGTACTGCATTGAAAGCTGAAGGTGCAGCCCTGCAAGCACAGCTACTGGAAGACCTACGCAGATACGTGGACTATTCGCAACCACTGACTTGGGTTCAGGGCTAATTTAGTAACCTAAACGCTGTACATTATTGCTGTTGTGCGATATAATAGTCACATAACTTGGGAGCAATATGATTATTAGCGTCACTGGATTCATCGGTTCAGGCAAAGATACAGTAGCCAACTATCTGACTTCATTTCATGGATTCAAAAAAGAAAGCTTTGCAGGATCATTAAAAGATGCGGTCTCATATATATTTGGATGGGATCGCACTCTACTTGAAGGAAACACCACATACAGTCGTGAATGGCGAGAACAAGTTGATCCCTGGTGGAGTGAACGACTGGGTATTCCTGAACTAACTCCCAGATGGGTATTGCAGCACTGGGGAACTGAAGTGGCTCGCAATCATTTTCATGACGACATTTGGATCGCCAGCCTAGAAAACAAGATTACACAAAGCAAAGATGATATCGTAATCACTGACACCAGATTCCCCAATGAACTTGCTGCTATCAAGCGAGCCGGCGGAACAACCATCAGAATCACACGAGGGCCTAAACCCATTTGGTACGATGACGCAGTTGCAGTCAACAGGGGAGATGCCCACATTGGCTGGATACTGGCAAAGAGCCGTCTTTGGGATGCCAAGATTCACCCCAGCGAGTACATGAGTGTGGGATTACACTATGACTATGAAATTGAAAATGATGGCACGATAGATGATTTACACACCAAGATAAAAACTATCATGGCCTGTTAGGGATCAATTTCTAAATCACCCAGCTTCCAAATAGGTTCTTTGCGCTTTACCACTTCAATACAATTTAAGCAAATGGTACGTAGATTCACTAACTCATTGTTAGTTAAGTTACCGTCAACGTGAAATACTACCATTTGACTGTCATATATTCTTCTAAACCCACATAAGTCACAGCCAGTCTTTTTGGTATAGCCCAGCTTCTTCCAAGTAGGAACAGCTGGGCGTATGCCTTTGTTCTTGCGGATACAGTCATCACATTTACTGCGAAAATACCGCACTCCTTTGCGATAATAGTTGGCAGCACAGTGATTTTTGTTGCATACTGGGCACATGGGTCGGTTCATACTGTTATTTATAGCAGCTCTTTATAAAGAGTAGCAACCACGTGTTTTATGGAAATAAACATAAATAATACTATCAACAGGGAGTTAACCCTCAAAATCATAACATAAAGGAAATTTTAAAATGGCATTAGTATCCCCAGGCGTAGAAGTAACCATCATTGACCAAAGTCAATACGCACCAGCAGCCTCTAATTCAGTACCACTTATCATTCTTGCAACTGCACAGAATAAGACAAATGCAGCAGGAACTGGCGTAGCAGTAGCTACCACCTCTGCCAACGCTAACAAATTAACCCTGATATCATCATCGCGTGATTTGGTCAACTTATACGGAAACCCATTCTTTTACAAGACTACAGACGGAACTCCTATTCAGGGGTACGAGTTAAATGAATATGGTTTATTAGCTGCATACTCATTGATGAGTATAACTAACCGTTGCTACGTACTGAGAGCAGATATTGACCTAGCCAGCCTGGTGGGAGCAGTTGGACGTCCAACTGGCGCGCCAGCAAATGGAACCTACTGGTTAGACACCACTTCAAGTGCATGGGGAATTTACGAATTCAACCAGTCAACTGGCAAGTTTACCAACAAGATACCAACTGTGATAACCCTCGACGATTCTATGTCAGGTGACACTCCCAAGAACACTATAGGTAATATAGGCGACTACGCAATTGATGCTAGATATACACAATTACCTGATCCATTAAACGAAGCACAATATTTTTATAAGAATTCGTTTAACCAATGGATCCGATTAGGTGGTGATGCATGGTTAAATTCTATACCAACTGCCACTGGAACAGGCGACATCAGACTAGCTAGCTTCGGCGGCGATCTAAGCTCATCACAGCAATTGAATATTGTTGGTAGCACTTTTACTATAAATGTAAATGACGAATATAACGTGACAGTTACCGTTTCAGGTAATACAGCAGTTGACGTTGCCAATGACATAAATCAATTGGGATTGGACAGAATCAGTGCAGGAATAGACAGTTCCGGTAAATATGTAGTAGTATATTCTTCCTCGCCAGCTGAAGAATCATTCATTCAATTCAGCTCAGCAACCTACGGTGGCACAACAGAAACAATCCTAGACTACTTGGGATTAAGTTCTACAACCAAGTACTATCAACCTGACATAGCCTACGGTACTTCAGCAGAAATGCCAATGTGGACCGCAGGGCAAACCAGCCCACGCCCAACCGGATCTGTTTGGATTAAGACCAGTGCAGCTGGAGCTGGTATCAGCACAGTGCTAGCACAATATAGCAGCACTACTGAATCCTTCGTTCAGAAAAATGTAAAACTATATACAAGCATCACTGATGCAAACTATCAATTAGATGGAGCAGGCGGTAAGAATATTGCAGCAGGCACCGTAGTTGGTGACTACTCAATGGCCATGGCAGTTCCAGGTAGCCCAGTTTACTTGTACGAGCGTACCACTAAGGGCGCTACAGTGGTAACAGGAACCATAACTAATCCTACATTTACATACGGCGATCAGTTGGTAGTCAGAGTTTCAACAGTTGGTTCTGCCGTGTTGAGTACTCCCTACACATTGGTAATTCCAGGTGAGACTGCTGCTGATTTTGTCACTGCATGGTCAGGCGCGAGTATTCCAAATACCACAGCAGCAGTTACAGCAGGTGGCGCCATACAACTAACCCATACTCTGGGTGGTGAGATTGTACTAAGCGTACCTGGTAACAACTCTAATCAAGCTGTACTAGAGGCCGCAGGATTTATCCTTGGTGCAACCACTGGCATCAGTCGTAGGCACATAGCCAGCATCACCAATAGCTCAGCACAGCAAACCAGCTCAACTCGTCCAACAGGCGGCGCTGCCGGATCAAATGCGGTGTTCAATGTGTTTGCATCAGGCAAAACATATATGATCGATGGTATTACCAGTGCTGGTATTGACTATTCAGTTGGCGATCTGATAGTTATTTCTGGTGATCAATTGGGTGGAACTACTCCTACTAATGACTTAACATTGACAGTAACTGAATTGGATTCAACTGCAGTAGCTGGAGTTGGTCCAATCATGAACAGCAATGGCGTAATTGGTGTGGCATACGTTTCAGGAGCTCCTAACTTGGGTTATTACTTGGGTGCAAGCAATTGGAACAGAATCGCATACACTGCCAATGAGGGCGCCCCTACAAAGGCACCATTAAACAAAACCAATTGGTTCTATAGCGTTATAGATCAAGTAGATATTATGATCCAAAAGCAAGGTGCATGGATCGGATATCGTAACACTGCATATGACAACCAAGGAAACCCGATCTCAAGTGGACTTAACAGCACTGACAGCGCCGGCCCAATAATTGCAACAGATGCACCAACTGTGCAGTCAGATGGCGTTTCTGCACTAGCTTACGGTGACTTATGGTTAGATTCAAACGATTTAGAAAACTATCCAGCACTATATCGCTGGCAGTCGTCAGATGGAATAGATACTTGGGTGAAAATTGATGTAACTGATCAAACTACCAATGACGGTATCTTATTTGCAGACGCTCGTTGGGGTAGTACTAGCGATATCGATCCAGCAAATGATCCTATTCCAAGCATTGCTAGCCTGCTGGTAAGCAACTATTTGGATTTAGATGCTCCTGCTGCAGGATTGTACCCACAGGGTATGTTGTTGTTCAACACACGCCGTTCGGGGTACAATGTCAAGCAATACAGAACCAATTACTTTACTGCAGCAAATTTCCCAGATCAATCGCTGCCTATCATGATTGATGCATGGGTATCTGCCAGTGGACTAAAGACTGATGGAAGTCCATATATGGGTCGCAAGGCTCAACGTCACATGGTAACAGTGGCAATGAAATCAGCAATTTCAACTAACATGGCGATTCGTGAAGAAGACACATTCATGAACCTAATGGCATGCCCAGGTTATCCTGAGCTGCAACCTGAAATGGTTGGCTTAAACAACGAGAGAAATAACACTGCCTACATCATTGGTGATACTCCACTAAGATTATCTGATCAGGCATCTGATTTGTTAGCTTGGGCCAACAACACAGTTGGTGCTGCCGGATCAGGTGAAGATGGTTTGGTTACACGTGATGAGTACATGGGCTTATTCTATCCAAGTGGTATCGCCACAGAACCCGGCGGAACAAGTGTAGTAGTGCCAGCGAGTCACATGATGCTGCGTACATTCTTACGTAATGACAGAATCGCTTATCCTTGGTTAGCAGCAGCTGGTACTCGTCGTGGTACTATCGACAACGCCACTAGTATTGGTTACATTGATGCATTGACTGGTGAATTCCAATCAGTGAAGAATCGTAATGCAATTCGTGACGTTCTGTACACCAATCAAATCAATCCATTGGCATCATTCACTGGTATTGGCTTATTGAACTATGGTAACAAGAACAGTAAAGCCACTAGTAGTGCATTGGATCGTACAAATGTGGCGCGCCTGATTTGCTATATCCGCGAAAGATTACAGTCAATCACTCGTCCGTTCATATTTGAACCCAATGATGCACTGACACGCAGTCAGATAGCAGCAGTGGTACAAACTCTGTTTGTTGATTTAGTTAGCAAACGCGGTTTATATGATTACTTGGTAGTATGTGATGGATCTAACAACACTCCTGCTGTCATTGACAGAAATGAGTTGCACATTGACATTGCAATTGAACCAACAAAAGCAGCAGAATTTATCTATATTCCAGTTCGTGTGTTGAACACAGGTGGAATCGCAGCATTATCTGGACAATAAATTGTTCAGAACCTGAGCATAAATTCATAGATAAATAATATTAAGGAGATTTAAACATGGCAACAGCATCACAATCATTGTTCAATATGACCGTAGGGGCGGATAATACAGCTAGTTCTCAAGGTCTGTTGATGCCCAAGCTACAATATCGTTTTAGAGCATTGTTTTTAAACTTTGGGGTAGGTGGTTCTACCCAAGAGTTAACCAAACAAGTAATGGATGTCACTCGTCCTTCAGTGAGTTTCTCTGAAATTCCAATTGACATCTACAACAGTAAAATGTATTTGGCAGGTAAACATGAATGGGCAGCTACTACTATCAACTTGCGTGATGACGCATCTGGTAGCGTAGCCAAATTGGTAGGTCAGCAATTGCAGAAACAAATGGACTTTGTTGAGCAAGCCAGTGCTGCTACTGGACAAGACTATAAGTTTCAGGTAAACTACGAAGTTCTAGACGGTGGTAATGGTACATTAACACCCAACGTACTAGAAACATGGGAACTATATGGTTGCTTCTTGCAGTCAGTGAACTATAACAACTTGAACTACGGTTCAAGTGAAATGGCCACTATGCAGTTGGCAATTAGATTCGACAACGCAATCCAATCACCATTAAGTTCAGGTGTTGGCGTACAAGTTGGTCGTGCATTCGGTGGTACTACAGTAACTGGTATCGGCGGCGGAAGATAATTCTCAATGGCCGGATTTATCGAGAATCTATTAGGAGATTCAGTAGGTAGAACGTTGAGTGGAGTTGCCAAAGGGTTCTTTGGCAACGACTACCTGCGCGATTTTCAACATGCGTCAAAGACATTTAGAACTGACAGTTATTCATATAGTCCTAAATTTAAGTTTTTATTTCATGTATACTTTGATATAAACACCAATCTAATCGATCCCACTAACGCAGCATTTCCTGTTGACAACCAATTTGGATTGGCAGTAAAAACAATTCAATTGCCAGCCTTCACGTTTGATACTCACACTATGAATCAGTACAATAGAAAGCGTATTGTACAAACTAAAATCAAGTATGATGACATCAACATTACGTTTCATGATGACAATGCCAACTTGATCAGACAACTATGGTATAACTATTACACTTACTATTATAAAGATGCCACTAAAGTGGGAATGGATTCCAGCCGTCAAGTGAGTCGTGGTCCAGAAAAAATAGATTACAATAAAAGAAATATATATGATTATGATATGGAATCAGTTGATTGGGGTTACATAGGCGAAAGCGCGGCAGATCAACGATCTCAGTTGGCTGGCTCATTGAGTATGAGTAAAGTGCCGTTTTTTAAATCAATCAGAATACATGGATTTAACCAGCACAATGTATCGATGTACACGTTGATAAATCCAATGATAACTGGTTTTAAGCATGACACCTACAGTTACAGTGAAGCAGGTGGTACAATGGAAAATAGCATGACCATTGGGTATGAAACTGTCAAGTATGCAGCAGGCGCGATTGATGGTCGAGATCCCAGCTTGGATGATTTTGCAAATCCTGCACACTATGATAAAACAGTGAGTCCTATAGCACGTGCCGGCGCCAATGGTACTATATTGGGGCAGGGCGGCCTAGTTGATGGAGTTGATTCAATTGTCAGTGACTTGGCCAGTGGCAACATTCTGGGTGCAGTTCAAACCGCAGGCAGAACAGCCAACACCTTTAAATCAGGTGGTTTACTCAATGCAGTAAAAGGTGATTTGTTGGGTGGAGTATCAGATGCAGCCAGAGGCACTCCCAATAGAAACAGTGCATTTAATTTCCCAGTGTATAACGGCACCAAATAAATACAACATACACTTGGGGTAACACAATGAGTAAAACACTAGACAGCGCACCAACCACCAATCAGGACAGTGACACCAGACAATTTGAGCAGGCTTTTGACAACACCGTACCTATTGGTGCTGCTGAGTATGACGTAGTTCGCAGCTACTTTATAAGCGTGAGTGACAGCAATACTATTGCCACTAACTTTACAATTTTTTTGTTCAGAATAGCAGACATGACTGGTTACCATGTGTTAACGCTGCTGGATGAGATCAAGGGCAAGAGTGGCCTAGAAATGAATGCTATCATGGCCTACTATCTTAACAGTATAAAATCAAAGGCTACACTATATGGTGTAAGCTCAGCACCTCAACCAAATCAAGCAATTCAACGAAACATAGTGATATAATGTCACGCTTTGCGCAGGGAATATACGAAGTGAAAAACACTGAAAAGTATTTGGGCAACCACAAGCCCAGATTCAGATCAGGTTGGGAACTCACATTCATGACATTCCTTGACAACAATCCCAATGTGTTAAACTGGGCCAGTGAGTCTATTAAAATACCCTATCGTAATCCGCTTACAGGCAAAATTGCAAATTACATTCCCGACTTTGTGGTAGTGTATCAAAACAAATATGGAAGTAAAATAGCTGAAGTAGTGGAGATCAAGCCAAAAAAACAAAGTATCATTGAAAGTAAAAAGGCCAGTGTGTCTGACCGAGCAGTGGTGGCAGTAAATCATGCCAAATGGCAAGCAGCCCATGCATATTGTAAGAGTCAGGGATTGGTGTTTAGAGTAATAACTGAAGACGACATTTTTTATAATGGTAAAAAAAAGTAAATAAATACTACTATATAGGAGTAGTATGACAAAGAAACTTTCAGAATTGTTTGAATTGCCAGAAGATATTGCACCACAGCGTGAGTCTGACCAAGTGCAGGCAATTGAGCAAGTTACTACTCAGGCATATTCAAATTTAGAAAAAATAGAAAGTGCATTACCCCAGGTACGAGGGTTAGAAGCCAGCGATGCTGAGATGGATGAACTGGCACAGTTAGCCAAAGAAAGCTTTGATGACTTGATGGAACTGGGAATGCAAGTGGACAGCAGATTTGCCAGTGAGATATTTAACAGTGCCAGCAGTATGTTGGGGCATGCAATCACTGCAAAAACAGCTAAATTGAATAAAAAGTTAAAAATGATTGACTTGCAGCTTAAAAAAGCAGCATTAGATCAAAAAACCACAGAAAAGACCAAAGAAGTAGAATCTACGCCATTGGGAACGGGCAGTGTACTTGATAGAAACGAACTGCTGAAAATGTTATTGGCAAACAAAAACACCAATAGTGATAAATAATACTAATAGGAAACAAACCATGAAAAGTCTACGTCAATATTTAACTGAAAGTGTAAGAACATACCATTACACTATTAAGATAGCAGGTGATCTCGATAAGAATTTTATTGAAATGTTCAAGTACAACTTGAACAAATTTGATCCAGTTAGTGTCAGCGATCCAAAAACTATCCCCATCATGAAAGACCCATACGGCTTTCCTGATCTGAAAAACGAGTCAGTTCATATCTTTAAAGCAGAGTTCAAGTACCCTGCCACTGAACCAATGATTCAGCAAATGGCTCAATTGTTGGGTAAGAATATAAACTCAGTGAGAGTGATTTCTTCACAGTACGATGACAGCATCAACAGTGAGAATGATCAATACGCCAATCAGGCAAGCCCATTGATAACCAGTCCATATGAGACTGACAGTGGCGCAGAGCAGGCAAACAAAGACTATGGCAATCAATATTTGGATAAAGTGTTACCCAAAGAACCAAGCGTCACTATTGACTATGCAGGTGATAAAACACCCACAGCGCCCAACAAATCTAAAGAGAACATACAAACCAAGAGTCCAATGACCAGTGTTAGTCGTCCTCCTAAGCCAGCCACTGGAGCTAGAAAATGATAGACTTCAGCTCCGGCCAGTTGACTTGGATAGTTATCGGCGCCTGTAGTTTGGGTGGCACAGGATACATGACCATGAACACTGCCATGGCTGACTTAGACAAAAAGGTAGAAGTGATCACTGTTAAAGCACAGTCCACTAATGAAAAATTAACTGCAGTACAACAGCAGTTGGCTAGAATAGAAGAAAAATTAGACGCTAGAGGTAGTAGAAAATGAAGATCAAGAATATATTGTCTGAGGCGTACGCCGACACATACATGGGTGATCTAGGAAAATCTAGCCCTCACCGGGGAGATCCATTCATGTCACCTGATTTAGGTGGAGGCGGTTTTCCAGGAGGTGGCGGTGGAGGTAAAGTTAACAACCCTAATTTTAAGTCCAAATTTGGTGTACAAGCTAAACCTGCAACAGCTAAATTAAATACAGTACCAACTGGTTCGACTAATGCTAATACCGGAAAAAGTATATTAGTTAATCCAGCTGCTGCCAAGGCCAAGCCGGCCCAAGCTGCTACTGCTGAGAAAGCTGCTACTGAGAAGGCTGCTACTGATAAAGCCGCCGCAACAAAAGGCGATCTTAGTAATGCAAGTGCAAAGAATGAACGAATACCCCCACAGATTCAAGCTGCTATGGATGCTAAAGCTGCGAAAGCTGCGCTGGCTGCGAACACGCCCAGTGCAACCAGCAGAGCAGTTGATGCCGCAAAATTGGCATGGAACAATCCAAAAAAGGCATTAGCCGGCGCTGGCGCCTTGGGATACGCGGCCGTTTCTGCCTACGATGCTGCTAAAGAAGCATTGTATGGTGCGATTCCTTCTGGGGCAGCAACAGCACCTGCAGCACCTGCAGCAACAACACCACCTAACGCAGCACCAAACACATCCAACGCAGCACCTGCACCTGCAGCACCAGTAGCAACAACACCTGCAGCACCAGTAGCAACAACACCTGCAGCACCGGTGAGGTCAGCCTCTGAGCCAGCCAACAATGCAAGTTTACCGTCAAGAACATATCCGCTCAATACTACACCTAACGCGGCGTTACCAACAAAGCCAATACCAGCTAAGGTAACACCTGCAGTCAAGCCACCACCATCCAAGCTGGCAATCGCAGCAAGACCTGATGCTGCCAGTAGAGAGCGAGAAAGAATTGCAGCACAATCAAATCTTGCACAAGCTCCTCGGGGTAGCAACACTACTACAACTGGTGAACAACCACCGGTGGCCGCAGTTAAACCAGTGGCACCTACGAATAATGCATCAGCTAACATCAAACGTCAAGCTCAAGCTACAGCGGATAGAGCAAGTGCAACAGCTGGTGGTCCAACACCATCAGAATATCAATATGTAGGCGGAAAACCAAATCCCAATTATAAATCAGGTGAAGATACTACTACCAGTCAGCCAGCAACTCGCGGCGGTAGTAACAATACAATGCAGCCTAATATAATTGAACCACAAAATGCAAAAATGCCATTGCCAGCAAATATTAGTAGCATGAGTCCTGCCGATGCAGCAACTGAATTACGTGCAGCACAAGCCGGCGCTGGCAAACCTGTACTGGAACCAGGAGCACAAGTTGTAGGTACTGGTACTGGTGGTAGTACAACTACTGGCACTGGCGGCCTGTACACTACCAGAAGCCCCGATGAAATTGCATGGGACAGTAACAAAAGCAACTATGGCAAACAGTATCCAGGCGCCGAAAAGGCTGCGCAACAAGCAGCAGATCAAAAAGCATCTGGAGACAGGAACTTGTCTGCAGTTAAAAACTTTTTTGGCCTCGGCGACAAATCTCAAGTAAAAGAAGGCGATGATGCACTAGCGCACATCAAGCAGTTAAGTAATATAACAAAGGAATCTAAGGAAACACATATGAGTATGGACTTTAAAAAAATGTTTGGCATCATGGATGCTATATCAATGAACGAAGCTAAAATGGCTGACATCAAGGGACAGAAGTATTCAGGCAGCTATGGCGCTGAATACCAAGGTGACTCAGATGATGAAGATACTGGTACTACAGTTTCCAAAGCGCCAGCTGAGAAAAAAGGGCGTGGTCGTCCAAAGGGTGACGTAGTTGCTACCAATCCAAAAGACACTGCTGCCAAGCGTGCCTCAGATAAAGAGAGCAAATCTTATGCAAAAGCAAACCCAACCAAGGTAACCAGACATACACTGTCAGACAAACCACCCAAGGGCAGCCCAGAGTACAAAGAGAAGAAATCCAGTTTGAAAGATTGGATTGAATCATCAGAAGCAGCTATCAATGAAGCCAAAGCCAAAAACAAATATGCAATTGGTATGGCAGTGGCTAAGAAAGCAGCAGATGACGAGCCTCCACTGAAGAAAAGCACAATTGTCAAGGCACACAAAATTGCTAAAAAGATTGACGAGCAAGACGAAGGCATGTTTGGCAGATCAAAACACGATAAACGTTATCTACCCAAGTTTGATATTACTCCCATGAACATCAGTGATGATCCTGGAATGAAGGCAAACCGTACAACAAAACAGGGGTCATTAAGAACGAACGCAGAAGATTTAGAATTTGCATTTGGTCCTCCTGGTGATGACGGCACGTGGGTATTAGAATTTAGTAATGGATTAATTGCTACTATATATCCTGACAGTGACAATATTTCTGGAATGGATTGGACAATAGGTGGCAATCATCCAGACACACAAGAATTTGTACACATGGCGTATTCAGCCGCACTCGACGATTTACTTGAAGGTCTTAAAGGTGGTCAAAAGAAACTTGACGTTGCCCCACCAAAAGGTAAATTAGATGCTAAAGATTTTGCTGCACTAAGAGCAAAGAAAACTGTCAAAGAAGGCATTCATATGGAAGACTCGCATGATACATTGGCGCATGTTACCAATAGATTCAAGCATGAAGTCAAACAGTTCATGGCCAATCCAGATATGGACATGGATGATGATTTATATGAGGCCCTGTTTGATTACTACCTTGACAGCGGTGAGATTCCATATGGCATAGCCAAAGCACGTACAGGCGATCCACATCAATGGGTATATAACAGATTCCAAGAAGACATGGGAGCACCACAGATAACATCAGAAACAGCCATGCTGCCAGAAGCATTTGATTCAGGTGAAACAGTGTACTGGAGAGGTACTGCTGGAACTGTTGATCGTGTTGAAGGCGACAAGTGTTTTGTACACACCGCTTCAGGTGACATGGACGTTTGGCCCGCAAGTGAATGCAGTAAAGAAAAACAAGGCGCATTCAGCATATTCAAGAAAGATGTATCTGATATAGGTACAGGTTTAGGTAGATTTGCCACAGGCAAGTCAGAGATTGATGAAGCTGAATTAGAAGAAAGTCCATTTACTTATGCAGCAAAAATGGCAAAGGCTGCAGGTAAAGAGTCATTTACACTGGGCGACAAACACTTTGATGTTAAGGAAAGCAAAAATATGGACACACAATTAGAAAGTTGGAATAGACAGTTGAATTCGTTATTAACTGAAAGTTTAACTATATCCACCACACAGGGCGATCAGGGAGATGACACTATCTCAGTTACTGCTTCGGGTGCAGATGCACAAGAAGTCATGGCTATCATGAGAAACGCTGGTTTAGGCGGCATGGGCAACAAGCAAGAAGACTCAACCAAGTTCTCTAACTATGGTGTGCCCATGTCAGGTGATCAAGACCACGAAGGAACTGCGCTTATCACTGTTGATGATGGTGAATCAGGTGGTGACGATATGTTGTCACTGATGAAAAAGATGTCAGGTATTGGATCAGACGAATCCAGTGACGACTACGCAGATGAAGAATCCAGCGACGAAGAAGAATCAGGCTCATGCAATGAATGTGGCATGTCTGAAGGCTCTTGCGAACACGGTCAAATGGTAGACGAAGCCAGAGCTGACGATCCTGATGAATACGAAGAACACGACGAAGAAGATGACGAAAATCCTGATAATCCAAAAAATTGGGGCGGAGATCATAACGATAAAGCTTCATGGGATGCTGCTCGTGATGAGAGAAAGAAATCTAAAAAAGACGAAGTTGAAGAACAAGTTGAAGAAAGCTATGCCAATTCAGCCGATGACCAAGCTGACCAAGATATAGACTTTATGATGAACACTATATCTGGTGGATTGAACAGAAGAAAGCGCGATCAAACCACATTGCCACATACTTCAGTAAAAGTAAGTGAATCCAATGACTTAATGGCTGAATTCTTGAAATTAAGTGGATTAAAGTAATACACGTGCAGTCTAAAATAGCTCGGTTCTCCGGGCTATTTTTTTGGTTACGATAAGTTTATTAATAGCGATAAATACTCTATAAGGTAAAATAGACATGTCACAACAAACAATTGACTTCGGATCATTCCCCAATGATGCAAATGCAGATTCTATAAGAGCAGCATTTGCAAAGACACAAGACAACATTACAGAACTGTATTCTGTAGCTATCAACGGAGTAACCGGAATAGTTGCCAGTACAGGACTAACCCAAACATTAGACTTGGGCAGTGTAGTATTGGCAGCAAACATAGCCAATGTTACGTTGAAAACAGGCAACAGTTTGTTAGTTGGTATAGGTACAGCCACCAGTAACTCAGCCACTATCACACAAGGTGGAACTCCTTTTGTGATTACATTGGCAAATACAATTTCCACTGTGAACGTGGTAGCAACTGGTAACTTAGTGGGCACGTTAGCTAGCAATTCTAGTTCGCAACCCAATATTACCACAGTGGGCACACTGACATCATTAACCTCTGCTGGCGATATCACTGCTCCCACTTTCTTGGGTAATGTTACTGCAGCTTTAGTTGACGCTGCAGCATACACAAGCCCCTCAAGTAACACCAGTATCCTATACAACAAGCAGGGCACAATCGGTGGAAGTTCAGAGTTATCTTGGAACGAGACCACACTGAACGTAATAGGTAACATCACCTCACAAAACGTAGCGGCCGGCAACTTACTCACTGCAAATTATGTAACTGGCATATTGACCACTGCAGCTCAGCCAAATGTTACCAGCATTGGAACACTCTCTGGTTTAACTGTAACTGGTAACATTACTGCAACCAATGCCAATTTGGGTAATGCACTTATTGCCAATTACTTCATAGGCAGTGGAAACAACTTGAGTAACATCCAAGCAGCTAATATCACAGGAACTGTGGCCACTGCCAGCTCAGCATCCTTTGCTGACGCGGCCAGTTTTGCTGATCTGAGTACTCAATCAGTAACAGTTATTAATCCAGATCAACCCAACATAACCAGTGTTGGCACGTTATCTCAATTAAGCGTAACTAGCACCACCACAGTGGGCAACTTGGTTACTACTGGTAACATAATAGTTGATCAAGATTTAAGCACTGGTAATTTAACCGTTGCTGAAAACACTGTGCTCTCCAATATGTTTGCAGTTAGTATCACCACTGCTTCTATTAGTGGTAACGGGGCAGGATTAGTTAATCTAAGTGCCAATAGTGTGATAGGCACTGTAGCTAACGCAAGCCACGCAGAGTCAGCCAATGTTGCTAACTCTGCAACTACAGCAGGCACAGTGACAACAGCAGCGCAACCTGCTATCACCAGTGTTGGTGATTTGGATAGCTTATATGTAGTGGGTCCTATTGTAACTGGCGCCAGCGCCAGTTTAGGCAATAGCGTGATCGCCAATTACTTTTTGGGCGACGGCGGCTATATAAGTAATATACAAGCTGCCAATGTGTTCGGTACAGTGGAGTCAGCTAATTTAAGTTACAAGTCAAACATAGCTTTGTTTGATTTCGCACCTAACTCAGTTGGGGTTGGTACTTACTTTGTCAGTTTCGTCAGTGATCCAACTGGTGACTTGCAGATCAAAACCAATCCCTATATAAGTTTCAACTCAAACTTGGGTTATCTATACGCACCCAATATAAGTATTCTTGAAAATATAGATGCCAATGCCATTGTTGCCAATCTGGTCACCGCGGCTGAGATAACTGTTGGCTCTATAACAACTGGTGCTAATACCACACCGGGTCTGCTTACCGGTAACTGGCAATTGACAGCAGGATCTGTATTTGCCACCATTGGTGCAGACTTGGCTGAGTACTATGCAGCAGATAAAAACATTGAACCAGGCACAGTGGTAGAGTTTGGCGGCGAATATGAGATCACCACATGCAACACTGCAATGAGTAACCGAGTAGCAGGCGTGGTCACCACTGATCCTTCATATGTGATGAACACTAACATTAACTGTGAGTTTCCTGTTGCAGTTGCACTGCAGGGTAGAGTACCAGTACGAGTAACTGGCGTTATACACAAGGGCGATATGATAGTGAGTGCAGGAGAAGGCATAGCCACTGCATTTACCAGTCCCATGATAGGCACTGTGATAGGCAAGAGCCTAGAAAACTTCTCAGGTGCCAGTGGCATAATTGAAGTGGCTATAGGAAGAATTTAAAGGAAAAACTGATGATTACACTAGATTTATTAAAACAACTGTGCCCAAAAACTAAACCTGCAGTATTGCAGAAGTATGCTGAATCTCTGCATGAAACAGCAGAATACTATGACATGTATATAAACAAAAAGCGCGCCGCTGCGTTTGTAGCACAGGTAGCACACGAATCAGGTGGCTTTAATTTCGTTAAAGAGAATTTGGGTTATAGTGCAAAAGGATTAAGAACCACATTCAAAAAATATTTTGCAGATGATGCTATCGCCAAACAATATGAAAAACAAGGTGCAAAGATTGCAAACAGAGTATATGCTAATCGTATGGGCAATGGTGATGAAGCCAGCGGTGACGGATATAAATTCTGTGGTCGTGGATTGATTCAACTGACTGGTAAACAAAACTACACCAAATTTGCTGCAGACTTGGGCATCAGCATAGACGAAACAGTTGCATACTTGGAGACACCAGAAGGCGCTGTTAGCAGTGCAGGTTGGTTCTGGGACAACAACAACCTAAACAAGTACTGCGACAACGACGATTTTACTGGATTAACCAAACGCATCAATGGTGGTACTATTGGATTGGAAGACCGTAAACATCATTATGAACTTGCATTGAAGTTATTAGGATAATATAAATGGCTCAGCCAATTTGGTTAACACCCAAGGGTAGTTTGGGATCTTACAGTTCAGATAGAGTCAGCAGAATAGAATTGCTGGCTGATCCCACTTACCCTGCCAGCAGCTTAACGTTCACCTTATTAAACGGTGCACTACCCGCCAATATGACAATAGATCAGCTGGGCGTGATCAGAGGAAGGCCAAATGAGTCAAACGTGGATGCTACAAGTACGTTTACTGTCAGAGCCACAGATAATTTGGGCATTATCAGCGACCGCACATTTTCTATTACCATATTAAAGCGAGCAGTGCCCTCATTTGTAGCCACACCAGGCACACTGATTAGCACCACTGACTCAGTATGGATAGAGTATCAAGTTGAGTACATTGGCATGACAGAATATCCAGGTGCACTTATCAGTGTAGTTTCAGGTGCACTGCCAGCTGGACTAGAAATGAATCAATATGGATTGATACGTGGGTACCCAATGCCTCCACTATCAGTTAACGGTAACCCCACCACCATCACTAGTACGTTCACATTACAGTTGACCACTGACGCCGGTTCTTCCTTAATTGAGTATAATATCGTAGTAGAAAACGTTCAATTGGCCAGTGCATCTATTCGTAGAGTTCCCGCAATATTAAATTATATGCCCATGACATTCGTCATAGACAAGCAAGATCCCTATCACGATTATTACGTACAAGATGGTCACGTTCCCACTACACAAAGTGGAAACTATTTTACCTTTAAGATAATAGGCCATGATTTTGACAAAGATGTACTAACTTACGAATATCTTGACTTACCCATGGGGCTAATAGGTGATCCAGTAACTGGTTGGATAACTGGTAATCCTACTCTGAGTAAATTTGGTATAAACGATTATCAGTACAGTGTTAGAGTGAGTAATTCAACACATTCAAGCAAAGTACAGACATTTACTGTCAGGGTTGCCAATAACCTAAGTGCAAATGTAACCTGGACTACCGCCGAAAATTTAGGAACCATTAACAACAACACCATATCAGAATTTGAAGTGTCGGCAACTGCTGATGCTGATTTAATCTATGAAGTGGTATCCGGTGATTTACCACCTGCCCTTAAACTGGCCAAGAATGGACAGTTGTTGGGTAAGGTAGTCAATCAGCCAACTAATAAAGTTCTATCACATGGTGATAGCACTGTGTTCAACTTTACCATCAGAGCATATGCTCCCTTTTATCCACTGATAAGCAGTACCAGAACATTCACTGTCACTGTCAAACAGTATTTTGCTGTGCCCACTGACAACATGTATTTCAAGGCCACTACCAACCTATCAGACAGAAAGATAATAGATTCACTGTTAACTGATGACGCATTGATTCCTACCGAATATCTGTACAGACCAGATGATGTATATTTTGGAAAAGCCAAAGAGGTAAAGTTCGTGCAAGTATATGGAATAAATGCCAGTACCATTGAGCAGTATGTGTCAGCTATCGACCTAAGTCATTATTGGAGAAGCGTTACCCTGGGACCACTAAAGACAGCAGTGGCCAAAGATGAACTGGGCAATGTGTTGCATGAAGTTGTTTACAGTGAGATCATTGACAGCTTGGCTAAGGCAGATGGTACCAGCGTAGCGCAAAAGATCAGATGGCCCAAGTATATCAATTTAAACAAGGGTCCGTGGGATACTAAACAAAATAACATATACGACAGTTATGAGCGTGATGACACAAACAATATTGATTATTCTACCAGTTTAGATCCAGGTTCTATTATAACAGTATATCCTGCCAGCTTTGCCAACATGAGAAAGCAGATAGCCAGTGTACTGGACGAAAATTATGACAGTCAATTGTTGCCCAGATGGATGCGCAGTCAACAACCCAATGGCAGTATTTTGGGATATACACAAGCATGGGTAGTCTGTTATACCAAACCTGGTTATGCTCAGGCTGTAGTGGACAATATAAACAATGACTGGAATCACAAGTTAAATGAGATTTATTTCCAGATAGACAGATATGCAGTAGACAAGAGTTCAACCTTTGATTACAACAGCTATTTGAGTAAACCAGAATGGTTAAATCTACCCAGTTCAACTCCGGCACCTGATCCAATAGATATGCATGACTTCTATGTGTTGTTCCCCAGAAAAACAATACTACCCAAATAATTGAACTAAATACACAACTGACACAACGGAAAACAATATGAGTGCAATAAACACTAACGGAATTAATTCAAACTATCCTGTACCTGGGGTCAATAACAATAGCCAGGGCTTTCGTGATAACTTTGCCAGCTTAAAGAACAGTCTTGACACTGCCAGCATAGAAATAACTGATATACAAAATAAAGCAATTGTCAAGTCTGGATTAACAGGCATCAACTTGAACAATGACATGGCCAACACGTTAATCAGCAACGCACTGGTAAAAAGCTTTAGAGCAACTACATATAATCTGGGTACAAATGTTGCAGAGACACAAAAAGTAAATGTCAATTTAGCTGATGTGCATTACGGTACAATAACAGGTAACACCACAATTGATTTCGGTGGATGGGCACCCAGTGGTACACAGAGCAATGTGCAACTAGTTCTCACTATTGCAAACTCAGCCGCGATGATTACACTACCAGAGACTACACTTACTAATTCGATACCTACTAATGGAATGACTGCCAGCGCCAGACTGTTGGAAAATTATAGTTCTAACGTAGCAATACCGGGTACTAATGTAACCTATACTAACACATTAACTATCCCAGCCGGAGTAAATCAACTGCACTACGTGATCAGTACGCTGGATTGCGGTACTACTATGGAAATCGTTCCAGTAAACAGAAGCCAAAGAGCATCACAGGTAGTGTTAGCAGGTACGCCCACTGTCTCCAATGTGACTGCCACTGGCACCATCACCACAGTGGGTAGTTCGGGTACAGTGGTGGGTGTGGGCACCCTGTTTACTACTGAATTGGTGGCGGGTAGAGTAATATTGGATTCAACTAATAGTGTTATTGGTACAGTGGCTTCTATAGCAAGCAATACCAGTTTGACATTAACTGCTGATGCATTGGTCACACTAAATGCAGCAGCATACAAGCGCCAGCTACCAACCGGTGATATCACAGATGTTCATGGTGCAGTAAAAGTAGATGCAGATTATGTTTATGTATGCACTAATAGCTACACAAATGGCGCGAGTCCCATATGGAAAAGAATTTCACCCAGCGCCTACTAACTAAATATATGGATGCAACATCCATTCATCAACGATCTATCTGACAAAACTATGGACGAACTCACCAAAACTATTGGTGATCTCCAGAGCAAGATGTCATTTGCATTAAGAATGCAAAATGCAACCATGATTCAGCAACTGCGCATGGTAATAGAAAGCTACAACGTAGAATATACCAAACGCATAGACGCAATGTACGAGAAGCGCAACGTGCAGGGCCAAATCAACATCTCAGGCGAAAATAAAAAATGACAGCAAGAATAAGTCGTACCTTTAGTTTCCAATCTGGAGCCTACTTCAAGGGTGTGTTCTTTATGAACTCATACGATGCAGACATACACTTTACGGTAGAATCCACCAATGTGCGTGAGCAAAACATAGCACTGGACAGAGTAAATCACTTGTTTGACAAAGCATTGGAGAGCACTATCTTTATAGATGAAACTGACACAGAAATGATCCAAAAGTACATGGATGCTGATTTAAAGATATGTACTCTACCTGAACTACCCTACGATCAGGTAATAGGAATCATGCTGTTGTTAAAAATCAACGCAATAACTGACGGCAGATTGACTGTAACTGACATAGCCATAACCTCTAAACTCAGTGATGGGGTAAACTGTCACCACAGCGTAGAAGAAACTGTGGGACCGTTTGTCAAAGAGGGTTGGTGGAATGAAAGCAGTTTGAAGGTAAACAATCTGACAAAAAACAACAAGTCCAAAAAGGTAGTTAAATTGGTCAAGAGTTCATCTACTTGGGATGATTTGTTTTTGGGTTGGGAAGAAGACATATTGCCCTTTACTGGTTCATCCAGTGAAATAGTATTTGCCAGTTTTGACAACAAACCGGAAAAATAACTGTTGCTATTTGTTTGATTAGGTGTTATACTAGTCAAATGAGAACTGATTTATACGGACAACAGATACTCACACCAGCTGATTTGTGTGCAGTGTATCTACAAGATCCAGACGCTAAAATCCACCAGGTACTGGTCGAGGAACCCATTTCCTTTGACGAAGTACTGGAGTTGGTTAACGCACCAAGAATAACAGTTTATCAACAACCAGAAGTAGATATCAAGCAGTTTGATCGGTCAATGCAATTAAATTGGTATATGCCTGCGGAATACAAGAACATAGACATTGCCCAATATGTATTGGATCAGTGTAAGGCTGACAGTGAACTACAGAGAGCAGGACAAGAACTGATCATGTTCCAAGAACGTGGACTGTTTCCCATGCTCAGGTATTTAAAATACCTAGTGGATACCATGCGCAGTAACAATGTCTTGTGGGGAGTGGGTAGGGGAAGTAGTATAGCTAGTTTTGTTTTGTACTGCATAGGGGTACACAGAATAAATAGCTTGCATTACGACTTGTCAATCGACGAGTTTTTAAAATAGGAGAAATATATGTCAAAATACAGCACAGCAATGGGTAAGAACATAGATATGGCAGCACTCAAGGCACAAAATGAAAAAGTAAGGGCGGTGGGTAACATGAATGTAAATGCCCGTGGAGATGTACTAGATAGCCATGGCAATGTTATACATGACAACAACAAACGAGTAAGTGGAGTATATAATAATACAATTGATGCTAGAGCAATGGCCAGCGATGTGACTGGTACTGCGGCACCTGCACCACAGCCAGTAATAGCAGCCAAGCCTGTTGCAACCAAAACCACTGCAACTAAAGCAGCAACCAAACCAAAAATAGATCCTGACGAATTGACCGAACTTGAGAGAGAATTTGAGCAATTAGATGAGGATACTGACCAAGATAACCAAAACACTTGATATTACCAACTAACCTAACTATAATAGAGACTATGAAAGAATCAGCGTTCCAAGCACACAGAGTCAATGAACTCAAGGCATTAAAGGATTCGGTTATTGTAACCGATATGATATTTAGCGAGCGCCTAACCACTGGTGGTATCCTACTACTAAACGATGACACCAAGCTGAGTGGTATCAGACCCAGATGGTGTAAAATCTATGCAGTGGGTCCTGAACAGGAGCACTTGAAAGTTGGTGAATACATTCTGGTAAGTCACGGTCGTTGGACTCGTGGTATCAAAATTGAAGACGCTAGTGGTGAAAGAACCATACGCAAAGTAGATATCAAAGACATTCTCATGGTCAGTGATGAACCAGTTGAGGATCAAACAATGAGTGATAAGGTATATTAAATGAATTGGTTAAAACGTAAGTTGGCGGCCTGGGCCAGACAGGGTAATATGTTGGAGGAGGAGGAAGAAGGCTCAGTTACGGATAATTCTTCCATGATGCGTCACCATAGACATCGTATCAATGCTATTAGTACTAGTGGGCAGAAAACTCCCGGAGCTGAGGGTATCACCTTTATGCTGTATCCAGCCAGTGGTGGAAACATCTTGGAAATACGTCACTACGATAATAAAGCAGATTCACATAATGTGTCATTACACATCATTAAAGCTGAAGAAGATTTGGGCGAAGCAATTGGTAGAATTATCACATTTGAGGCATTAAAGCGATGAAAAATAAGCTGTGGGTTGAAAAGTATCGTCCCTCTACTGTAGCAGAATACGTGTTCGTTGATGACCGACAGCGCCAGCAGGTGCAGGGTTGGATACGTGATGACAGTATTCCTCACTTGTTGTTGAGTGGTGATCCAGGTACAGGCAAGACCACATTGGCCAAGGTATTGATCAATGAATTGGGAATTGAAGACTACGATGTATTGGAAATCAATGCCAGTCGTGAGAACTCAGTTGATGTTGTCCGAAACAAGATCATTGGATTTGTGCAGACTATTCCCTTTGGTAAGTTTAAAGTTGTTTTGCTAGACGAAGCAGACTATCTTACTCCGCAGGGACAGGCAGCGCTGCGTAACGATATGGAATCATATCACCAAACAGTGCGCTTTATATTGACTTGTAACTATCAACACAGAATCATTCCCGCACTCAAATCACGCTGTCACGAGTTTCATATCACCAAAACTGACCGAGCAGAATTCACTGCACGAGCAGCCACAGTGTTGCTGGCCGAGCAAGTGGAATTTGATATTGACACATTGGACAGCTATGTGCGTGGCACTTATCCAGACTTGCGCAAATGCCTGAATCAATTGCAGGTAAACAGTTCAGATGGTAAACTGCAATCACTGGCTGCTGTGGGCAACAGCGAAGATGAATTGTTGATTGAAGCAACTGATATGTTTAAGGCAGGCAAGATACTGGAAGGTCGCAAGACACTGATGCAGTACTTGCAATTGTATCCCACCAGACTGGAAGATACCTATCAGTGGATGTACAACAACTTGGATCTTTGGGGCAAGTCGCCAGATGAAAAAGATGCTGCTATTATTGTTATACGCAATGGACTGGCCAATTTGCCATTGGTTGGTATCCCGGAGATCAGCTTGGCTGCTACCTTATGTGAATTAAGCTCACTGTAATTATGAGATACTTACTGATTACCTACTTTAAAAGACCTGATGGCAAAGTTGATGAAGCAATGACTGTTACCAAACGATTGAAGGACAATGACATCAGAACAGCCAATATCATACTTGACTTTAAAT